ACGACTTGCGTTAGCTTGGTGGCCTAGGTATATTACGCGCCTATCGCCGGTGTAGCTCAGTTGGTAGAGCAGCTGACTTGTAATCAGAAGGTCGGGGGTTCGACTCCTCTCTCCGGCACCAATACAGACGGGCCTTGCAGCTATGCAAGGCCCGTTTCACATTCATGGTTTTAGAAAAATATTAGACAGTGCTGTCTAATATAAACACTACTTCACGGCCTTTCCCTTGCGAATACTTCGCCTGTCATAGACCTTGTGAAGCGTTGTGTCGTCGGCATGGCCAGTTGTATTTTTTGCATCCTCGCCTTGCTGTAACGTTGCGAATTGATTTGCACAGTTTAGCGCGGGCTTTTGCACTGCCCAACACGGCTAACCAGTGCAAATAACCCGCAAAAATACCGGCTTTTAACCCTCCCCCTACTCAATCAGACTGGCCGCGACAAACAGCGCATCCAGCTGCTTATCCGTCAGCCCTAGCTGCTGACCAACCCCGGTGATAAACGGGCTGTACCGTTTGAACGTCTGGGCATCCTGCCAAGCCAGCTTCAGCATCATGTCCGTTCCCTCGGCGGCAATGAATGCTTCCACCTTGTCCAGTAGCCCAGCCTGGTAAAGCGCACCACGCGCTTGAAAGCGGGTGACTTCCTGCGGAATAGCCGGTGCCGGGTCTGGCACGACCTCCGATTTGATTGGCCGTTCCGGCAGCACCACCCACTGGCCGTTCTGGTACTTGGCCACCTCGCTCCCCGATATTGGTGGTACCGGCGTTAGTGTCGAGTAGTGCGGGAGCGGCCCAGTCGGGTCAAGCTGTTCAACATGGTCAAACAGCCAGTCAGAACCACAGACGTAAACACTGATCAGGTCGGCCATGGTTAAGTCCTCACGTAAGCTTTGAGCTGGCTGATACGGCCATCCAGCGCGTCGATGTCAGGGACGACAAACTGGGTCCCGGTGTCGTAGCTGTAACGCGGCCCATCAGGGGATATGCCGTAAACCACGCCAGATGCAGGTAAAACAACGACCATCCCCCCGCCAAACGCCGCGCTGTTGCATGTAAAGGCGGCGGGTTGTGTGTGCTTACTCCACACGATTCCGTCGGTAGACGTGGCCGCGAAGTAACCGGATGCGTTAAAAGCCGCGAAGTAACCGTTACAGAAAATAACCACGCCGATTGACGAAATATACGGGAGGTATCCCCCGGTCCAGTGCTGCCCGTCCGCCGAGACGGCAAAGCCTGACGAGCCTACCGCCACAAAGACGCCGTTTCCATAGGCGATGCTGGTCCAGCTTGCATTGACCGGCAGTGTGCCGCCGAATGTCCACGTCACCCCGTCCGGGGAAGTGGCGCACACGGTATTGTTAGTCATTGCTACCGCGACGAAGACGCCGTTTCCGTAGGTCAGTGCTGACCAGTTGGCCGATATGCCTATCGCCCGCTGCGTCCACGTCACCCCGTCTGGCGACGTGGCAGCAATCGACGTGTTATTGGCAAGCGCGACAAAGACACCGTTACCGAACGCTACCGCCTTCCAATAGCTGTTCGGCATCGTATGTGTTGTCCATGTCATACCGTCAGAAGACGTGGCCATGGTCGCCGTGCCGTTAGCGACGGCGACAAAAACTCCATTCCCGTAGGCGACTGAATCCCATGATGCCGTCGCGCCCATGGACCGTTTAGTCCAGTTGATGCCATCCGGTGAGCTGTAGCTGTATAGGCCGCTACCTGCTGCCAGCGCAACAAACATGCCGTTACCAAAGGCGACAGCCATCCAGTTCGAGGTCGGCAGGATTTGGGGAACGAGATCACCCAAGTTGCTGGTTGGAATAGTACCCAGCTTCCCGTACAACGCCGGATAGCTGCTTTGCAGGTAGGCCGAGCCATCGCATGGCAGCCAGTCAGGTCCGGGGGCATCGGCAGCGTAGAGAATGTCGCCCGTCTTGCTAGAGCCACGGTTAAACAGGCTTTTGATGTCAGCTCCAATCGCGCCGAGGGAAGACTGAATGTTCGCAAGCAGCGACATACGGCAGCCCTCTTATGCCTTGGCGGCGTTGTAGATGGCAACGAGGTCAATAGTCGGGTCACCCACGCCGATATTCTGGCACGCCTGCAACTGCTGGGCAGCAGTGAGCGTCTGGACATCAGCAAAGCTTACACGATTGCCTACAGCGGAAAGCAGGTTGGCCAAAGCGGTGTCATCACCCCCCAACTTGGCTTCGATTTCCTTCAGCGTATCGTAGGCCGCGCTAGATCCGCCGAGGATATCTTCCTTCAGTTGAGCCAGCAGATCGGTGACCTTGCTGGACGAGTACGTGGATGCGGCCGATATAGCTGCATCGTTGATGCCAGTGGCTGATTGCAGGGCCAGCTGTAACTCATTAATGGCGTTGACAAGAGAGGTCTTCGCTGTGGTATTCAGTGCGGCAGGATTGCCAACAGCAGCCATCAAGGCTTTTACATCGGTGGCGAGCGCTTGTGCCAATGCAGAGAGTTTCACATCAAGTGTCATGGTGGTTCCTTAGAGTTTCGCGATTTGGTAGATCAAAACAAGGTCGACATCGAATTCAGCAGTACCGGATTGGCCGGGCGGACCGGGTGGCCCCTGTTCTGCCGAGGTGGTGAGCACCTCGCGGTCGATAACCGTGGTTTCCAGCACCTCGACCTCGACGCTGGGCACCAGTTCGATGATTTCCGGATCGCTCATGGCGCCAGCACTCCCGGTTTCACGACGATCGTCCCGGTCATGACAAGGTCCACGCGGCGTGGCTCGGGGCCGGGCCAGCGCACTCTCAGGTTGAAAACGGCAGAACGCCGGGCGTAGGTTCGGGTGATGTCGGATTCGATGCGGAAAGTGAAGGTACTATCCGTGACGGTGATGCCAGTACCGGTGGTCAGGAACAAGAGCGTGTCCATGGACCCGGCATCGGCCTTAGCCACCAGTTCGAACTCGGCCCCGGTTAGATCGACAGGCTTACCGCCCGCCGTCCACTGCCAAGACTTCTCGAAGGTGCAGCCCGGGTAATCTCCAGTGGGTCGGGACGGGCATACGGTTTCATGGGGTTCCTAAAGCAAAAACGCCGAACAAGGCGAATTGTCCGGCGTCTGGTGGCTTCAGGGAGGTGGGAAGGGGTTCGGTAGATTAGTGACCGATCAAAACTATTGCTAAATCAATCATCTATTATGCATAATTTGATGGTCGCTAAGTCGTGAAGAATATATGCTCCTATATTCATAACTATTGGGCCACTAATGAGCGCACCTTCAATTCAAAAAGAACACGCAGTTGAAACATACAAATCACTTATACAAATTTCCGTTGAGGGAATGAAATTACTTGCCGTTTTCAATGGAGGGGCGGCTGTTGCATTATTATCTTACCTGGGAATCTGGCAGGAAAAAATATCCCAGTTCCAAATATGAAATGCTCCATGGGGTGCTTCTTGGCAGGGCTATTTTGTTGTGGCGCTTGTTTTATAACAAGTTACCTAACTCAGCTGAATTTATATCAGGAATCTATGGAGTTCCATGAAAATAATTCCAAGACAAATCATGCGTGCATACTAAAAATTTCAATACTATTTGCTGTATTAAGTATTCTATTTTTCGCCATTGGCTCCTATAGTGCCGTTGTCAATTTTAAATAGATTCGGATAGATAATTATGACATCAATGAAAACCATAAAAATATTTTTACTTACTGCATGCATTGTCATTTCTGGCTGTGCGGCGATAGTTAAACCTATGACAACACCTGATGGTAAACAGGGGTTTCTTGTTTCGTGCGATGGTGCCGCAGATGACTGGAGTTCTTGCTATGAGGCGGCTACAAAGGCATGCCAAGGCCCATACAAACTTATTGATCGTAATGAAAGCGCCATCCCGTCGGCATACGGGCCAATTATCAGAAGAAATTTAATTGCCGAATGTAAGCAGTAACAAGTATGACGGCCATGGGCGCCCCTACACAAAAAACACACTCTGGTCGTTCGGGTTATCTGACAGGAAGATCCTGTCCGGGGAGATGGCCCGGACATAGCTGGCGTTGGCGTTCTTGCGCAGGATTTTGTCTTCGGGGATAACCTGCTGGGTGGTCAGGTCGTAGTAGACGTGGTGGTCGACATGGCTGGTTGACTCACTGATCGTCAGCGGCATGACATTCAGGGTGTGGCTGCCATCCGAAAAACTACCAGCGTTGATATCACCGGTGCCGATATCAATGCCGATCAGGCTGTGCGTGATTTCCAGCGCCGGAAGGTCGAAGCTGTCCGTGCCGTACGGCAAGATTTCCCCGGTATCTTGCCGACGCGACCAACCATCCTCTGCATTTTTCCGATGAAAATCAAACGAAATGGACCCGATTTTCTGGCTGAAGGTGTAGTCCTCCAGATAGTAGCCGTACTCGACAATGTACGGCGTCCCCATCGGGTGGCCCGCCCCGTCAGAGGTCGGATACGTAAGCACTTCCCTGACTTTGACCATTTCGACGGTACCGGTTGTTCTGACATAGAAGTCGACCGGTACGACGTTGCCCGCTTCACTCAGGGTATAGAGCGGCCCTTTGTAAAAATACGTCCATCCCCCTTCTTTTACGTCAACCTGCACCCGTCCAAGCTGTTGAATCGTCATCGTCACGTCGTAGCGGGTCTTATTGATGCGGTACGGGTCACTGACATTGTCCGTACGGACCACGCTGGTCACGTTGACCTGGTAGTAATAGCGCCGGGTGCTTCTCAACAAGGCCGTCTTTCCATCTTTTGAGGCCATGACCCACTCGTAGTCGCTGTCATCGTCCTCGGTCTTGGTGATGGTGCTATGAACCACGACGTTGGGCTGGTAGGTGTACTCCCGGTCATCGGCGTAGCCTCCCGCCCCAACCGTGAGTTTCAAGACTTCGCCGGGAGCGATGGGGTACAGCCAACAAAGCCATCCCCCACCAAGACGATGCTTGCCGCCATACACCGACATCTGCGGCCCGGATGTCCAGATATCGTTTCGGGCACCGGCCACGTTTTTAGGGGCGTTCGGTACCGTGGTGACATTCATGTACACGGGGCTGCCACCAGTAAGAAATCCACCATAATTATTCAGTTTGCAATCAAACGGATTGATGCCCTTCCATGGAAATGTTTGGCCGTCATCGCGGAACAGCGTACCGGTGGAACCAAACCCGGTGATGCTTGAATATGGGGCATCTTTGTCTGGGGTAACGACGACATACCCACCGCCAATGAATCCGTATTGGGTCGGCTGGTCGATCATCATGCCCCCTGTTTGAAGGTGATGGTGACGGGTGAACCAGTGGGGTTTCCGCTGCTGTTTGACTCGGCAATGGTCAGGGTTTTGATCGGCACTGTTCCAATCCGGAACAGCCCGTCATGGGTAAAGTAAGGCGTGGTGTCGGTGGTGCTGTCGTAGAGCGTCCGGCCGGTTTCCACATACTTGGCCGCGAGGCCCGCCGACGTCTGGCCAGTCCCACTACCTTCCGTTGCCTTGCCACGAAATATCCCGCCGGGAATACCACCGGGGCCGCTGGCGGGCGGTAGGCCGGGGTCGGTCTTCTGGCTGGATTGCCGGGCCAGTGCCTGGGCGACTTCGGCCGCTTCTTGTGCGCTGAGTCTCGCCATGGTTACACCTCGTAGATTTCGTTGCTGACCAGTGAAAGGTTGGCGTACTGGCCATCGTCCAGTCCGGCATCTTCAACCTGCAGCCACAGTGCTTGCATGCCGGACACCACTTGCCCGATGGCTACGCTGGCACCGCCATGGGCGAGTTCTGAGAGCGAGTTGGCCAGTCTGATCTGGCTGGCCGGGAGTCCGGGGCCGATGGCCTGCGCCGTCAGGGTGATGGTTTCACCACTGGGTGTCATGGCCACCTTGCTGCCATCGGTACCGACCCAGATCCGGGTAACAGTGCCACCGGCTAATGCCAGCTGGCAAGCGGCTGGTGACGCTCGGCGTCACGATAAAAGCCGAATGTCAGGCTCATGAGCGGAACTCCAGATGATCGACAGGAATGGCCACGGACACGGTGTAGGCCAGTTCCCGCGAGACCGGGTCGGTGAGGTAGACCGGAATCTCCGGCACGGCGATGGCCACTTCATGGGGGTATTCCGAGGCGGCATCTCCACTAGCCCCCGTGGTATAGCCGGTGGTGCTGGTGCTGTACTGGCTGCGTCCCTCAAGGCAGGTGCCCAGATCCGCACTATCCGCCCGGGACTGGCTGGGCAGCGCCTCCAGCTCCGGGCTTTTTAGCGGGTCGCTGTCGACGGTGCCAACACCGATCAGGCCCGAGATGGCCAGCTCGACGGCGGCCAGTGCACTACCCGCCGTCAGGTCGTAGGTTTCGGTCAGGCGGGCAATCTTGCCGCTGGTCAGCAGGTCGGGCCGGTCTACCGTGATTGCCCGCGAGGTGTCTAAAGCCGGGTTAATCGGCAGGCTGAATTTAACGCGGGTTAAACGGTGGGATTCCAGAATCTGGCGCCGGGCAATGGCAGCCAGTGTCTGGATGGCCAGATTGGCGTCCTCACGGGTGGCATCGGCCAGACTGGTGAGGTCGACCGAGGTGGTGCCCACTTCCGGCAGCATGGTGGTCGAGTCTGTCCAGGCCGAGGCGTCAAATGCACTGCCGAGCATCGATACTGGCGGTCTGCCCCTGTTTCTTCATCTCGCCCAGCGCGGCAATGCTGTCCGGTGCCGTCACGGTAATACGCCACCGCTCGGTCAGGGTCTGCACCACTCGCTTGGCGATGGCGATCACCGCAGACTCGCAGCGCGGATCGTCTTCGGGCTTGCCGGTGTAATCGTTGTTGTACTTCAGCACCGCCACGGCATCATCTGGCACCGTATCACCAGAATGGACGTTGCCACTGCTATCGACATATCCGACATAGTGGACACCACCCTGTAGCGGCGACGTATAGAACTCGGAGAGCAGTTTCCAACCACTGGAATCCACCGCTGACTTGAACAGCGACTTCTCCGGAAGCTTGTACGGCTTGCCGTTATTCCCTTTGGCGTATTCGGCATAGCTCATACCCATAGCCCGGTATAGGTGCGGCGGTATTCGTGCAGGCGCGGATAGCGGTATTGCAGCGAGCAGTCGACGACGCGCTCTTGCGCGGCCTGACCGATGATTGCCGTCCCTTTGCCATTCCGGGCCACCTGAAACGGCGTGCCCCACATCGTGCACTGGATGGTTCCATACGTAAGGGTGACGCACGGGGTATAGCGGCCATCAGCCGGGGTTTCGTTACCTTGGCCGACCAGTGGCCCCCGGCGCTGTGGCAGTCAGGGTCTGGCCACCGACCTTCACCTTTACGGTCATACCGGGCGTGGCCACGCCGGTGATCGTCGGCTGGGTACTGGTGGTCAGGGTCTTGCCGTCCGACAGTTTGCAGATCGCCGTGGTACTGATGGTCTGGGGTGATTCATTGTCATTGGTGACCGGGTTGATCACCGACTTGTGGCTGCTGGGCTGAATCGATAGCGATTCATCGACGATATCGCTCGGCATGCAGGGTCAGGCTGGACGCCAGCCCGGCCCATGGGGTCAGGCGCGGATTGCCGTAGACATCCAGATCATAGGCAGCGGGGATGGTAGATAACCGGTCATTGGCGTATTGCAGGCTGTCGGCGTAGCGGGCAAACACATGTTGAGACCAGTAGCCGCCCAGCAGTGCCTCCAGCTCGGCCCGGCTGGCCAGAGCCAGCGATTCACTCCGCTGGTCACGGGCATGCAGGGTGACAAAGTCACGATCCCGGCCAAACTCGGGCGTGTCCACGATGCCGGTAAAGCGCCGCTGCCAGCTGGCCAGCACGTTCGGACGCATCTCGACCACCAGTGGCTTGCCAGTCAGGTCAGACAGGCGTTGCCCGGTCAGCAGCAGCTTGACCGTGGCGATACGGGCGGCAGACTCCTCGGCCTCAATCACGACCTGCCCGGTCAGGTGGTCGGTGATGTCCTGGTCAGTGAGTAGAACACGGATATCCCAGATCGTGACAGCATCCGGCTGGGTATGCGCGACGGTGACCACCAGCGGCAGCGAAACGGTTTCACCGGTGATGCTCTCTCCCCCGGCCGTACCGAATGGCGCCGGCCAAACGTCGTCAGGCCGAACATCATGAGACGACTCCAACGCTTCCCGATGCATCAAACCATACTGTTTCGCCAGATAGTTTTGTGGTTTGCAGTACGACATACCCAGCGGCAGTGTAGTAGCACAGAACAATCAGCCCGCTATCACCACTTTCTACTGCTTAAGCAGCTGAAAGCCAGAGCCGTCTGGATTCATCATATACGGGCTAAACCCGCCAATGCAGGCCCATGTCCCATTGTTGATGACATAGGTGATGCACTCGGGAGACCGGTTAGCCAGTAGCTGCATATCAGCGGCCATCAGCGGCAGGTATACCCGGCTTCCTGACGGAATCGTCATGCTGGCATCAGATACTGCACCGGTCGCCATGTCCGGCATGTCACCCCAGCGGATAACATCGCCTGCGGCATATAGTGAAAAGGGACGACGATAGGTTGTACCATCTTCGCTGTCCCACTCGATCACCACTGTGGCAGTGGTACCGGACAGCATTTTTAGCTGGGTATCCAGACCGATCCAGTCAGTCAGAACAGGACTGCTCATGCCGTTTGGCGTCCAGTCAGCTGCTAGCGTGGTTTCCCACCCATCCAGATAAATAGAACGTCCGCTAATAGCATGGGTGAGCGGGGAATAAGCATCATTCGGGAGCACAGTCGCCATCATTCTTCCTCTATCGTTATGGTCCAGCCCCACGTGGCCGAGCGCGGGTCGGTGTCTTCCGTGATTTCCAGATAGCCGGTGAGCCGGGGCCAGTACACATACATGCCGTCGCGGATCACGCCGGGCACATCCGGGCGTTCGGAGACCGGGGTGCCAATGGGCACGGCGCGCGGAGCAACGCAGTCAATGGTGTGCACGATGCTCCGGTCCAGCCCGGCCAACGGGAGCGGCGCCCAGCCGGTACCTGACAACTCGCTACGCATCTTTTGCCACCGGGATTGCAGATGGCCCCGGCCATTGCTCATGCGCGTCAGGGTGCGACCGCCAAGGGTCTCGTACCGCTGGGTGACTTTAACGACAGATTTAACCGGGATTAACACGCCGTCGATGCCGAATGTCAGGGCATAGTCGTGGACGTTCATATCATCCCCTCTTCAGATTCATGAGTTTGGCGGCGGCCACCAGCTGCTTCACCGCATCCTCGCTGCCGGAGAGCGGGACCGGGTCAGACTGGCCGGGTAGATGGAGATTTACCGGTCGAAGTGAACCGGATGAATGTGCCGGTTGGATCGTTGGCATGCTATCCAACGTATTACGGATTAGATCTGCAGGTTGTTTCAGGCGAGAGACAATGCCCCCTGATGCATAGCCACGCCAGCCCTGAAGAGCCTTCAAGCCATAGCGGTTAACCCGGTCAAACAATGCCAAAGCCCCCGGCTCGCGGGTAACTTCCTGACGCATTACAAATTCGTCAGCGTGAACGATACCAGCGGGTTGATATTTCCCACCCGGTCCCGTCCAGCCACCGGTATCAAAAGTCGATAGTGCGATTTTTACTAGATCATCGGTGGATGCCCCTGCCGCAGCAGCCTTAGTGACCTGTGCTTGCAGACTGGTATCGGGTGCCGCCGCATTCTTCTGCTGCACACTAACCGTGACGACCTTATCCTGGATTGAATCGATCTGATCCTTGAGTTCTTGCACCTTCGTTTTGGCTTGTTCAACATCGGCATCTACCTTGATCTGGTTATCTGCCGCCATTAACTTTGCCAAGGTTTCTTCAACCGATTTAACGTTGGCATTGGCATCATTCAGCTGCTGCTTCAGCTTATCGATACCTTTGTTCTGTTCGGCCAGCTTGGCTTCCTGATCTGACTTCTGCTGCTCAGTGTCGGCAATATCAGCCTTACTGGTCGAATTGGCCTGATCAATCGCTTTCTTGGCTAGTTCCTCCGCCTTTTTGTTGTCTTTAATGCTTTCCGCCAAGGACAAGGCATCCTCTGCAGCTTTTTTGGCTCCTTCATAGTCGCCCTTGTTACGAAGGGAGCTGGACTGACTAATTTTTTCGTCTGTTTGTTTTGCGATGTCCTTTTGCTGATCATCTTCTGACATGCTCCGGCGTTGGATGACACGCAGCCTATCGGAATAGGACATGTTGCTAGTGACCATTGCCTCCTGTTTTTTCTTGAGGTCAGCATTGATCTGTTTGATCTTATCGGCTGTTTGCTTGGCGGCTTCCTCCTGCTTGTGCAAGGCATCTTTGACAACATCAACCTGTTTTTTTGCCGACTCGACCCATGCCTTACCTTGCTCCATCTGCAAGCTAGTAGAGGTGGCCACATATGCTTGCTCAGCCGCTGTCAGCGTTTGCAGTGTGTGGATTTTGTACTTGATGCTTTCTTCATAGGCTTTGATATCCGCTTCTTGCTGTTTTTTCTTCTGCGCGGCCAACTTACTCGCTAAGTCTGCCTCTGCTACATTCAACTGCCCCTGCAGTTCATCCCGCTTGGCAAGCAAATCGTTGATCTGTTTCAGTTGAGTAATCGCGTCAGCATAAAGATGATTCATCCTGGCTGCGTTTATGGCCTCGGGTGAGTCCCACTGTCTTGCGCTTTCCTGCTCCATCCTTGCTTGCCAATAGGCTTTAGCCTGATCCAGTTTTTTGGCGTACTCTTCGCGCTCCTTGACCGATGCTTTAGACAGTTTTTCAGAACTCTGTACGACGGTGTTAGCGTAGTCTTTAGTCGTTGCTATTGTTTGATCCAGCGCGGCTTTACGTGCAGATACCGAATCTTGCATATCCTGATTTTCACGCCATAGCCGATACAACTCGGTCAACTTGTTGCTGGTCCAAACCACCTCAGCCACAAATGCTGTCAATAACGGCACGGCCGCCATGGCCGAAGCCCCAACAGTCCCCAGTCCTGCGCCAAGTTCTACCGCACTGACCGAACTGGAAACGGCCAGCGTAGGCAGTTTCGAAAGCACTCCGGCAAGGCCACCCACACCGAGAATATTGAGCAGTCCGGATACAGCTACACCGGCAGCAGTCATCCCAGCTAAAGCAAGGCCAGCATCCTTGATCGGCTCAGGCAGGGCATTAAAGGACCGCAACATATCCGTCAGAAAGTTAAGGAATGGCGTCGCTGAGTTCACCATGTCACCAAACTCAATCTTCAGCTCCGAGACGGCCCCTTTGAATTCCGTTCCACTATGCTTTGCCGTATCGGTTGCTTTGCCGTAAGCCTCCATCGCCACACCGCCAACATTCCCCATCTTGACGACTTCATTGGCGAGTTCCTGGTAGTGCTGTGACAGGGTTAATACCCCGCGCGCACCCTCCATATCCGGGACGATGGACTTGATAGCATCGATGCCAAGGTGCTTATCGGTAATTTGCTTAATCGTACCGGCCAGCCCATTCCAAGTGATTCCTAACTCACCAAGTTTGTCTTTGGCTTCTTTTGATGGTGCCGTGAGCTGGGTAATTGCCCCGTTAATTGAGGTAATGGCTGCCGGAGTCTGATAGGCCTTGTTGGTTAACACGGCAATGGCGGCCCCCAACTCACTCAGCGGTACTTTTGCACCGACTGCCGTTGGCAGGACCAAACCGATGGATTGCGCCAGTGCCGGGAATTCCGTTACACCGTCCTTGATCGTTTGAAACAGGATGTCGTAGATACCATTCAGATCTTCAGTACCCTTCCCATAGGCATTCATAATGCCGAGACCGACCCGAACACTGGTCCCCACATCCGTGAATCCGCCCTTGGCTGCAATTTGTGCTTGGTGCAGTACCTTTAGTGAATCCGTTGGCCGAGTAAAATCCATTGATCCGAAGATATCGGCCAAGGCATACGCCGACTGAGTGGCATCGACCCCCATACTCTGCGCCAGATCACGTACCCCTTTGGTTAGATTGGGAAGCTCTTTCGTCTGAGCGCCTTCCAACTGGGTATTCACCTTGGCCATGGCCTCTTCAAAATTGGCGGCATACTGCGAGGCTTCTTTGGTGATGTAGCCCGCAGTCAGTCCCGGTGCAACCTGAGTCCCGATCTGACGGAGCTGAGAGGCCACTGGTGGCAGACTGGTCGCTGAAACATTCGACATCTCTTGCTTCAGCAGGGCAATCTTTGACTTTGCCGACTCAGCGGCACGAGCCAGCTCTGCCGATGAAATTTCGCCTGACCGAGCCAACCGTCCGTAGGCGGCCGCAACAAGATCAATCTCCCGCTGTATGTCTTTCTGGCTACGAATGTTGAGTACCTGTTCAGCCCGTGCAATACGGGCTGAGGCGAGCTGGCGAGCGCTATTAATGGACTGACTTTGTTCAACAGATTGCTGGGCAGCTTCCAGTACTTTGCTGTCAGCCGCATACGCCTGCAACTCCGCGCGAGATTGTTTAAGAATTACCGCTTGCGTACCGAGTTGACCGGATAAGGATTTCACCACGGCCTCAGCCACACCTTGCAGTTTCTCCAGCGAAGTAATGGGCGATGTGGCTTGGCTGGTCGCCTGTTGATAGGCCTCCAGTTCGTGTTTGGCTTCAGCTAGCTGATTGGCCAGGTTTTGGAAATCACGGTTTGCCGCTGAGAACAACTCCAGCTTACTGGCCATCTCTGGCCAACGCTTGATCATGTCCTGATAGCGTGCCTCAGCCTCTTTCAGGCCAGATAGAAACCCCGCAGGGTTTAGCTGCAGGGCATAAGCCAGCGTTGTGTTACTCATGATTTCTCTTGTTGATTGATGTCATCAATGGCGTCTAAAAAGAAACGCCAAGGGAACTGCTCAACATGCGTAAACCCGCGCTGCATAAGGCCACGCATGTTGCGTTCTAATCGACTGAGTTGTTCGGAGGGGTGATCAGCAACTTGGCCATGTCGGTCGTCATCTTCGCCTGATGTATCCGCCCCTTCATCCCGAAAAAAGCGGATTCAACTCCCGCATGGTATCGACCACCTCGGTCAGTTCAGACTGAGTCAACAAGTCCATCTTAAGCCTCATCAAGATCCGTCATGGCTAGCACATCGGTTAATGTCGGTACAGGCAGCAGCCAATTATTCATTTCCATCCGGCTGCGTTCCTCTGCAGAGCAATGTAAATCGGCATCTGATGGACCGTTATGCGTGGTGATCAGCAAAGCCCGTATTTCTCCTACCGTCAGCTCTTTCACCAAAACTCCAGAGCCAATTTGCAGGTTCTTTTGCACTCGCATGAAAAACTCCAAAGAGGATGCACGGCCAGTGTCCGTGCATCATGTAATGATTACTTCATGAGGGTTTCACGTACCCACTGGGAGAGGCCGTCACCGGTCTGCAGCGGATCAGACAGCACTTCGAACTTCAGACCGGCCCCACGGAAGTCCTTACCCAGCAGGGCATACTTGTCGGCAAAGCCGAACTTGCCCCGGAAAATCTCCACGGCCACCTCTTTGCGGTTGGCCTTGTTCACCCCATGGAAGATGAGTGAACGCTCTTGGCTGGAGCTAAGCCAGCCAGTTGACGATGTCGGCCTGCTTGGCCTTGTAGCTGACCTTGATCTTGGCGCCGTCAGCGATAGCGCCACTTTCCAGAACAAAGATACCGGCAGCGGTCGGCAGATAATCTTTACCGGCCACGTAAGGGGCCGGATTCGTACCGGCTTCATCGGTCACAATAAAGTCACCGGCACCGATGTTTTCCAGCGGAACCAGCGTGCCCTTGTAGACCGTCTGTACTTCGTCAGAGATAGCCTCTTCCGCCCGCGTGGTGGCCACGCCCATGGTCATCTCAGCGATGATTTCCGGCTGGAAGGTCTTGATGTCCAGATCCAGCGTGACGGCTTTCACCGAGTACATCTTGTCGTAGTTGCCCGGCCGGTGTAGGCATCCGGCAGTTCCCGGGTTTCCTGCTCAATCGTCAGGTTGGCGGTATCGACCATGGCAAACGGCTTGTACTTTTTTCGCCGTAGGCCGACATCAGCATCTGGCCGGACACCGAGTAGGTGTGCTTTTCAGTCGAGGTAAGAATCGGGGCGTAACCCATCATTCATTCTCCGTAGTGGGGGTAACGGTTGCCTTGGTAAGCGTGGCTTGGCGATGTTGTGGCGGTACAGCCAGGGCAGCGGTGCTCGAAGACACCACCAGCTCATGACCAACTGGGTATTCGGTACCGGCGTTTTTGTGCACTTGTAGCAACTCAACGCGTTCACGCTGGGACGATCCAGCCATGGGTGCCTCCTTTCAGGCGTAAAAATCGGCGTTAAACATCAGCGGGAAATACCCCCAGTCACTGAGGTACATGGCAGCAGGAGGTGTTGCCGCTTGTAGCGGGTCATATAGCGCGGTGTCCGGGGTCCAGCCCAACAGGGCATCACGGACGCCCGCCAGCAGCTGGCCAGCCTTGTCGATAAGTTGATCCGGACTACCCTGTACGGCGACCACCACCATCCACTGCTGCACGATATGGTTCATGCCATCCATGCTCTGGCTGCCGGATGGCAACAAATCCCGGACATAGATCACATACAGCGAGGGGGATATCTGCTCACCGCTGGTGACATCGTTCATCTCCCCGCGCAGGGCGATCTGGCGCACGTCATTGATCTGCTGTTTTAGCCGGGCGACGATGGCTTAACCCCTAGCGCGAGGTGGTTCGGGCGCATCAGTAGTCCTTCATGCTGTGGCGGGAGAACTTGCGACGCGGGGTTAACCATGACGACCTTGCCGGTCGAACTCACCGGGGTTTCCGCCACCGGCAAGCCCAGCGACACCACACCATTGGCCACGTCCTTGAGCCACTTGACCCCATCGTCGTAACGCTTGGTCACTTCCTCGCCGGGCTGGCTGGCATAGAGGAAATAGCGCACCAGATCAGCGGCTACTCGCTCCAGCGAACCCGGCACAAACGGCACCGGCAAGGTGTAGCGCTTACCCAGATAGGAGTTCACCAGCTCGGTGGCATCACTGATGGCGCGGGCCACCTTGCCCTGGTCAATTTCGCCGGTATTGGTCGGGTCGGTCACACGCAACAGGAACTCGCGGCCGAAGCGATCTTCGAGACCTTGTTGGGTGATGTAGTGAGTGGAAGTCGTCATGCCCGCATTGTGCGGGCATCGGGAGTGCAAAAAAGGCAGGAAAGGGTTCGGTAGTGGTCAGTTCTCTGAACAAAACTAAGTCTGGGTGGCTACTGGTCTACCGAAGCAAGCATTCATGCCATTGTGATAGCATGGCTATCGGCCAATACCGGCTATTGAGGATTTTCCCGATAGCGGACGTCCCTGCCAGCACTCTCCCTCGCATACTATTTAAGTCGCCATTCTGCCCAATGAAACAAAGCCTCTGCCCCTATACTCTTAAGCCGCTAGCTGAAATCTCCAACACCAATGGGGAACATATCCTTCCTAGGGCATTCGGTGCCCCGGAAAGCTTCACCGTTCCTGCAGACGAAGCAGAGAACACTCGCATGAACGATCAGATCGACTCCCCCGCAATCAATGATCCGCTTATGCGTCTGCTTGCAGTAACACAAGGCGTCAAGTCTCGTTCTGGATCGGTTAGAGCAAAGCTTAAGGGAGTGGTTACCGAAAGCGGCGAGGAGGTGATAGCAATTCTTGGGCAAGAGGGCATTGATTTCCGCTTTGTAGCCCCCGTTGATGTCGATGAAAACGGTTCCGTAAAAGGCGTCCGAGGTTTCGGAGATGCTGCACAAAAACTAGTAAACCAATTCCTGCGGGATAGCGCCCGTAAAGGACGCAAAATGGAAGTAGACGAGACGGTATCGCAGCCGAATCCACATCTTTCTCTCGGACTGGAGGGAGACCTTAAAGTCATCCATAAGGAAGTCAGGAAAATTGCATATCTGATGACGGTACGAATTTTTGGTGACGAAGCCATTAAGTCCCGTAGCGGGGAAATTTATCGTGCAGCTATCCACGCCGAAACCGAAGAGGAGGTTCAGGCCACTGGCTTGCGAGGTGGCACGAACATTGACAGTATCGCTACTCTTGCTCGTGCAAAGCACAATGAACATGCACTTACCTGCTTTCGAATAGGCAGTGCCATCGTCTCGGCAGTAATTCTTTTCGGATCGATTACCGGCATTTGTATTACCCCGGCGGAAGGCTTCTCAGCCCCGGAACTGGCTGGTGAAGTGATCATCATCAATGCCACGACCGGCACGCTAACCAGCGCTCCATACGACCAATGGATCCGGGATTTTATGCAAACGCCCGAGTTCGGGCAGGCGATGGTTAGGGCAGCCTCCTTGCAAACATATAAAACCTGACAACTCCTGCGGCCAACAAGCTATTGGCGCCGGGAGGATGGCAGCTAAGCACCAGCACTCTCGGCCACGCCCATAGTGTTCTGGTTGGATTGTCGCTGACTTCCATGGGGGAATGTTCGCTTCCCTACAATGGCTACTTCTGCTTTGGGTCGAAAGCAGGCATTGCCAGCATATGCAGGTAATGCCTGATCAGGCCTAATCACTACCAGCTACAAATGATCAACTCCGCGCTGGCCTTCCCCTTGTTCTGATTCACGCTGTACTGGATGGCCACCTGCTCCATCCTGAAACCCGCGAACACGTCACGAATATCCGGGTGGTCGTTGATGCTCAAGATCACCTTGCCTTTACAGCTGCTCATCACCTCAGCCAGTGCCCGGTACTCTTCAAACGGAAACGGCACCCCATAGCCTGCGGTCTTCCAGTACGGCGGATCGGCATAGAACAGAGTGTGGGGCCGGTCGTACTTCTGGATGCAGGTTTTCCAGTCCAAGTGCTCGACGTAGGTCCGGGCCAGGCGCAAGTGTGCGGCCGACAGCTCCTCCTCAATGCGCAGAAGGTTCAGCCGGGGCGCACTGGTGGTGGCGGTGCCGAAGGTTTGGCCGGTCACTTTTCCGCCAAACGCCATTTTCTGCAGATAAAAAAACCGGGCTGCCCGCTGGATATCGGTCAACGGCTCCGTGCGGGTCAGTTGTAGCCATTTGAACATTTCACGGCTGATCAGGGACCATTTGAACTGCCGCACGAACTCTTCAAGGTGGTGCTGTACCACCCGGTACAGGTTCACCAGTTCGCCATTCAGGTCGTTGATGACCTCGGTTTTGGCTGGCGCTTTCATGAAGTACAGTGCGGCGGCACCACAGAACGGTTCAACATAGCAGGCGTGTTCGGGGAACAGCGGCAGGATGTGCTTGGCCAGACGGCGTTTGCCGCCGATCCATGGCACAAGGGGGTTAGCGTTAGGCATCAGGTATGTCCTTTTTATTGGCACTCCGGTGCTCGGATCGTGGCTCGTGGCCCTGAAATGATTCAGTGCCCGGCATCGCGGGCACTTGATGGAGAGTTCGGTATAGCGGCCTTCGGCCAGTTTGCGGCCGCAATGGCCACAGCGGATGTCTTCCAGTGGGGTATTCATACTCTGCAAGTGCAAATAAACCCGCTAAACTGTTCAGGCTTTCGTGCACGAAAGTGACAGCCTCGGGTTGGCTTGCAGCTCACTCTGCGGGTCAGCTGTCCGGGTGGGTGTTGACGCACCCACCCGGTCGCTGTCTCTCTATCGCCTTCCGGCGACGCTTACTTCAGCTGCAATTCCACCAGCACACCCGGACGCAAGCACAGCGGCAAGCGGTTGGACTGGGTATGCAGATCCACGCCCCGGTCAAAGTCGGTGTTCTTGATCTTGGCGTAGTAAGGTTGGCCGATGGTGCCCACCGCTTCGACAAAGTCACCCGGCGCATCGTAGATGCGGAAGGTCGACATGGTGCCCAGCGGGACGACATGACCATGGCCTTGGTCAATCAGCCGTTGCGTGCTCTTGCCATCCGCCGTCGGTACTTCACCGGTGTACTCTTCGAACGTCAGCCCGCCAAACTTGAAGCCATTACGGGTGTCTCCACCGATGTTTTCTTGTGCCGCCGCCCAGCCCGGAAGGCTTTTTCGACATTGGGGTGCGACGTCAGCGCATCAAAGAAATCCGCGTCGATCCATGCCTTGATACCGGTGGAAATATCGCCCAGCAGGTTCTTTTCAACGTGGCGGCAGACATCGGCGCAGGCTTTTTTGACGTTGAAGGCAGGATCGGACAGCTTGAACTCAACGACTTTCTTCTGGATGCTGAATTCCTTGAACAGGTCATACATCAGCTCGCCATTACCATCCAGAATCTGCCCCTTCGCCGCCCCCAGCATCATCCATTCGTGGGTCAGATCGTGGCGGGACTTCATATCCTGCAGGTGGTCGTTGACCACGCTGGCCACGTCAGCCACCGGATCGGTCGAGCCAAAGCCGCGAGACCCCATCAAATCGGCCGACAAGATCGTATCGTCGTGCGGGATATGTGGCACACCGAAGTAACGGACGTTGCGCGGGTTACGTTTGGTTCGCTGCCCCGGACTACCGACGTCCTGGTTGGCCAGCAGATGGATGCGACCCGGGCGTATTCGATGGCAACGGTACGGGTGTTGATCCCCTTGCCCTTAAAGATGCCGCTTTGGCCGACCTTGGAGAAGGTATTGGGCAGCAGCTTGATGGACTCGGTCAGGCTGGCGACGTTAAAGCACGGGTCTTTCAGAATGTCCGCAAGCGATTGGGGCATTGTGTTGTTCCTTTATATAGGAGTCGGTGGCGACTATTCGCCAGCACGCTCGGTGATACGGATGCCACGTGCCGACAACTGGCGATAAACGTGGCGATAATGGGCGGGCGCGGCCGACTGGGCCTCACTCAGGACCGGTAGCGAGTCGAGGGCAATCACGCAGTCACCAGCCGCAATGCTTCGGCATTACGCGAGGTCACGCCCGCGTCGGCAGCTGGCAAGTCATGGCGCAGGACGCCCAGCACAAAGGCCAGCGGGTCACTCGCGGCGGCAGACCAGGGCACGGCCAGCTCATCATCCAATGAGGCCACACCGAGAATGGTGCTTAGCAGAGCGTCCGGGCCGACCTGTACGGTTTCGCCGTATTCGTCCGGTTCGCCACACAGCGGAATTTGCGGTGGCAGCTGTTCAGTCACGGAAGGCATTCTCTTCTCCTGTTAGTGCGATGCAGCTCGCGCCTTGGCATTGGCGAGCAGCGGGTTGTCGTGGGGTTTTTCTTGCTGGCTGTTCATCGCACGGCTGGTGGCATCCGTGCCGGGCTTGACCACGACCGGGGCCGTTTTGATGAAGTCCTGGAAGGCGCTCATGTCGGCGCTACACATGGCCTTGTAAAAACCACGGCTGGTAAGCGCGATCTTGCTTAAGCCGCCACCGCGTCATCCAGTTGCTTGTCGATTTCCGCCTCGGCCGTACCGGCCTGCAGCTGTTGCAGCGAGTTGGCCACGCGTTCGTATTCCGCCTTCGGCACAAAGCCGGTCATGATGCTGCTGGTCACGGCTTTCAGATCTGCATCGGCCGCTGCACCGGTAACTTGGCGCAAGCTATTCATCGCGGTGGTGGTGTCGGCACTGGCGGATTTCAGCGTTTTGATCGCCTCAATCACCGCTGCGGCATCTGCCGCCGGGTCCAGTCCGAGCAGTTCAATCAGTTGTTTCAGCAGGTCCACAGAGGTCTCCATTGAGTTAAGGGCACGTAAAAACAGGTTCGGGACATTGACGATGGCCACGGATATCAGCTTGACGATGCGGCCCGTGGCATCGAAATCGAATACCGGCGAGAGATATCGATACTTTTTAGCGACGACTTTCTCGGCCCCCTCCACGACCCAGTCGACACACGCCCAGATCGCACCATCACGGACCTCAAGCTGCTTGATCCATCCGGCGGCCTCGGCCTTGGTGCCGGGTCCGCAGGTCTGGTGGTTGTAGTCGACGACGGGATCAATCCCCGCCGACTGGTCAGCGGCAAAGGACTGCAAGATGGCCGGAACATCGCTAAACCATGGCCCGCGCCCATCACGACCGGTAAACGTCCCGGCTGGAATAACCTCTACCCACTCGGGAGCCGAGTCACCCTCTGGTAACGAAAGGGTCAGCGCGTTAATGGCCCTGCCAGCGGATGGCATGGCATTGATGGCCCGAAGGAGTTTTTGAGCGGTGTTCATGCCCCGCATTGTGAGCGGGGAGAAATGGGGAAAAACGGGGGAAAGGGTTCGGTAAAACCGAGTGGGGATTGCCGCGCGTCACATCGATGGCGTTAAAACCCCGTTAAAATCGCCATGGTAGCCTTACCAGTGCCATGAGCATGGCGTTAGGCGATAGATGCCAAATCAAACGCACAACGGCCGTTTGTGCGCTTAACCATTTCTTTGGATCAACGATGAGCACTCAAACAGAAAACCTCATTCACCAACTCTCGTGTCTCCCGGTCTGTGATGCCATTAGCCAACATCCTGCTGTGATGCTGGACCTGTCGAATGGAGCCATCATCAGAAGCCCGGCTAATCTTGCGGCGGACGACGAATGCGAGTTCTTTGAAGTTCAATGGCCGGGCGGAGAACCACAGCAAGTTTTGGCCTGCAAGATCGTAGACAAGCTACTTCTCGCGGCTATCCATCACTGGAAAGACACGGGAGAAATGAAGGGGGATATCGCGATGCTCTTTCAGGATCAGCGGGAGCACCTGCAGATCAAGTTTGGGTTCTGATTGGTTACTCATCAAAGTATCTCCCCAAGATGGCCAGCAGCTCCGCTTCAGCGACGGGTGCCAGCTGGCCATTCTCATCCACCGGCAGATAGGCCCGCGCCGGGATATACACGCCAAGGCCTCGGCCAGCCCGGCCACCCAACTGCTGGATGGCCGCATAGGCATCCAGTCCATTACCCCATGGGCCGAAGGCCAGATGATCCGGCCCCGCTTCAAAGCTGAAGGCGTACTGGCGCAGATTGTTGGTATGGCCCTGCAGGATTTTCTTGTTGGCCAGCACGGTCTGGCCGCGCTTCGATAGCGAGCCATCTTTCTTGAAGTTCTTCTTGCCGCCGTGCCGGATATACGCCGCCAGTGTCGTCGGGGCGTTCGGCTCCCAAGGCTGGCCGTGCCAGTCTTTCTGTTCGGCAAAGCGCTGGTCGGTCTCTGCCTTGGCCCACTCGGCAAAGTCCAGCAGTGCCGGGCGCAGGTTGTGGGCTTGCGCCAACAGTTTATCCAGTGCCCGGCCAACACTGTCATTGACGACTTTGATTTCGAAGCTGTTGTCACTCATAATGAATATAGGCCGTGCAGAAGTACGTGAAATATCGCATTACGTACTGCAACCCCGAAAGGGCGTGCACACGCAGGGGGTGGCGTCCTGCCTGCACGGCTATCCTCCTCATATGATCCGCCGATACAGGGCCGGGTTATTCAAGTCCCGTAAATCCACATAGCCCAATGTGGTCAATGTATTTGTCTGCATGGGTATACGCTTCCCGTTCCGATCCTTGTCTTTCACGCGGTAATTTGCATTGATCACGGCTTTTACGTACCGCTTCTCATCCTGGGCTTTCCATACCGCTAGATAGATCGGCTCAAGCTGGTCATTGCTTACCTGCTGATAAACCCGTTCAGGCTCCCACATGCCAATAATTGTCTGCATGGCATCGTCCAGGGGTAATCCGCTTGTCTGCCTTGGCCCCCGTATCCCGCAAAGCATGTTTCACCTCGCTGTCATCGACCGACACCACCGCCGTGGCCAATGACTCGCCCGTGGCCTGCTCGATCTTGTCGACCAGTTGCGGCGACAGCCCGCCAATATGGATACGCTGCTTGGTTGGCCGGTAGCCCGCCGGGTCCGGGTAGATCTGCTGGACCAGCGGTTGCCAGCGTTCCTGGACGATCTTGTCCAGTGCCTGAATGTTGTCGACCGCGCTCTGAATAGCCGCAGCCCCGATCCGGGCCGACGTTGTCGCCGCCTTGTCCAGCAGCAGGCGGCCAAGGTTCGCTTGTCCTGGGGCGTAGTCCCATCCGTAGTCAATGCCATCCGGCACGGACACAGGGCCATCTGGCGTGTCCTGCTCGACGTACTGAATGGCCGGGGCGGTATCGGGGCCGTTCTTGCCGTACTTTTCGCGCAGTTCTTTCTCGGATACCCCATAGACCGTGCACTGACATCCCCAGCCGTTTGGCGGGTAATGGGTTTGCCACCACGGATCATCGGCCCGCAGGATCAGGCCGTTCCGGGCTAAATGCTGCGGCCGTGGATGCAGGACTGAATCGGAATGGCGATAGCGCCAGTAAGGCCGCGCTTTCAGCATGTCCGGGTCGGTCAGCTGCTGGTAACGGCCAGCGGCATAGCTGGTCTGCAGATTGGTCTGGTAGATGACGCGGGTTCGCCAGTTTCGACCACCCTTATAGTCCCAGCCGTGCCGGGCGACGATGTCGTCAAACCCGGCCCGGAAATCTTCCAGCGTCGACTCACCGGCAATGGCCTTATCGACTTCCTGCCGCAGATCCTCCAGCAGATCGCTGGCCATAGCCCCGGCCACGACAAACGAACGGTCGTGCTGGGCCTTCATGATGTCGGTCCATGTCTGGGTGGGCAGATTCAGCTTCTGCCGGAAGTAGTCCATCTGAACTGGCCACGGCTGCTTGAACACCGCACCCAGCAACGCATCATCGGCCATGGCGGACCTCATAACGGCCAGCCAACTCAGCCAGACTAAAAGCGGTGTTCATTACCCGCTGCAGCTCGGTGGTAGGCAAGTTACCAAACCCATTGATCAACCACGCCCGGAACGACGCCAGATCCGGGGCATCGGCCAGTGCTTGGCGAATGACCTGAAGAATGGCTTCCATCGGGTCGGTAGTCTCGTTGGTAAGCTGTTCAATTAGCGGTGCCATCGGGTCAGCCGGTCCCGGCTGCAACGCATTAGTCGCCCGATAGTGATTCATCGCCGCTTGGGTCTGAGGGGCTTAAGACATCAACCGGCACCATCAGAGCTTCGCTTTGGGCCGTTCCAGACCGAAGCGCTCATAGGTGGACTCCTGACCGACCGGCAGGCACGCACCAGCTTATCCACCACGCCAGCCAATGCGGTCAGGTCTTCCGGTTTGTTAATCCGTAGGCGGATGGCCGGGTACTTTTGCTGCGGCCCCAGATTGAGGTCCACCACCGGCTTGACGTAGTCGCGGGCCAGCGTGGCTACCAGCTGTTTGACGTCGGCGTCCAGAATATCTTCGCGTACCTCGTTATGGACCTTGCCCAAGGCGTAGGCGCCACCGCCACTGCTCCCGCCGGTGTTGGTGGCAAGCGTCTGGCCAAGGACGATCTTGCTGGTCTGCTTGTCGAAATATTCCGTCAGGCGGGCATAGATATCGACCGAGGCGGTTTTATTGCTAAGCGTCGACAAAGTCGATTTCCATGTTCTTCGGGATGGCGGCGGCCGCATCCGTGCCGAGGCTACGCAGGGCCGTCAGCAGAGTTTCAATGTCCTGCGGCGTGGCTGAGACATCGTACTTACCGACACGCAGCGGCTGGCCATACGCCTCGGCAAACGTGACCCAATCCTTGATCGCGTAGTTGCTGAACAGAAAAGCCCAGCACGCCATGCGGGCCAGACCGCCGCGGATCAGCACGCCCGACTTGGCCTTGACCTTGTGGGTGATGAATTTATAGGGTGCCAGCGGATCGCCGTAGATATTGGTATCCGAGCGCAGATATAAGGTTTCAGGGTCTTCGCGGCGGGTTTGCAGCCAGTACGGTTGCAGATAGGACAAGCCACGCGGCATCCACTGCCGCGCACTGGTTTCCCAGTCGATCTCATGCACGCTGAAGCCCTTGCCGATGGCGTCCAGAATATCGAACAGGTTTTCACTGATCGGGGCCAGCGCTTCTTCCACCAGTGCGGCGGCCTGCTGACTGGCGGCATCATCGCCAGCTTACCAACGTACAGCTCCAAACCGACTAGGGCACGCTTGCGGGTCGACAGCTCGGAGCCGTAGTGCAGGTACTTCTCTTCCATGTCCTCGGCCAGCCGCAAGTAGGCGCTGGCATCACCGTTCACCGCCTGACGCAGCATGTGCCCCAGCAATTCCGGGTCAAGGCCATGGCTGGCAGAGGCAATGATCTGCCGTACCCCGGTGGTGGTCGGGGTGGCGATGGAGGTTTTTAACAGGCCCATGTTAATCGGCTGGCCATTATGGTCAACGAGTTGCGCCATGATTTACATCCTTTTTTGCATTGGCACGTCACTGCTAAACTTCAATGTCATTACTTGGAGACGGAACCATGATTGATATGATTACGGGCGCATTCGGCGGCCTGAAGTCTGCGGCGGAGCTGGCTCAGAGTTTGCTCACGCTCAAAACGGATTCGGCTGTATCGACCAAGGCCGTTGAGCTGAACAGAATCATTTTTGATATCCAGCAGAAAATGTTTGCCATTCAGGCGGACTATGCGGCGCTGCTGAGCCGCACTGGCGACCTTGAAGCCGAAATTCGAGATCTCAAAAGCTGGGAAGAAGAAAAGCAGCGCTATCAATTGCACGAACTGGCTCCGGGAACGTTCACTCACCGCCTGAAGCCAGATTGCCAAGGCTCCGAACCGCTTCATGACCTGTGCGAAAACTGCTATCAGAATGGCGTCAAATCGATCTTGCAGGCGGCTGGACATAAAGGCTCCTATCCATGTTTTGTCTGTCCAAAATGCAAAAGTGAGTATTTGGCTGAACGACAATCCATGCCGTCCTATGTCGTCTCGCTGCCATCCAATCCCCGTACTCGTTTCTGATGGGCTACCAGGTGCCGCGCCCGAATCGGGCTGATGCCGCAAACTGTCCTCGGCCGATGCCCTTGTAGCCTTTGGTCGCCAGCGGCGCGGCATCAATCACGCGGGCGGCATACCAGGCCAAGGCCACCGCAACGGCCACGTCACCGTGGCGCTTGCCCTTGTCTTCGCCGGTGGTCCGGGTGTCCGGTATGCGCGGTACGCCATTAATGATTTGCACTGCCCGCAGGTCGGCCAGCACGTCCTTGTCTTTCGGCAGGCCATCCAGATCGCCGTCTTCCAGCGCGGCTTTGACCGGCGGCATGTGTTCGCGGTACCAGCTCTCCGACAGCATCACCTGATGGATACGATCCGCCCCGTATTTCTGCATGGCTACCTCGGCCAGAAACTGGCCGTTGCCCCGCGCATCGAAGGCACCACCGGCAAAGCCCGGCAGGTTATCTAGCAGATGGAAGGTGACTTGCTCTTGCTGGCGGAAGGGGACGTTGCGCATTTCCAGAATGAACGGCACGCGCCGCACCAGGTTCTGCAGTTCGATCAGCGGCACATGGACCGACAAGTCACCGCTCCGGGCAAAATCCTCCCCGTCAAAGCTGCGGACATCCTTGGGGAGTTTGTCCAGCTCCGGCTGGAGCACTTCATCAATCCAGTCCTGGCAATGGCGCTCCCGCACATAGTCAGGCTCCAGCTCAAAGCCTTGGGGGCACTCGTAGCGCAGCACCGGCGTATCGGCCGACATGCGCTTTTCGATCAGCAGGCTGGATAGCCAGTTGCCGCCGCTGTTTTTGGGGATACAGCCGTACTCCTCGTCGGCCGACTCGGGGTTCGGGGCATTCTTGTAGAGGTCATCGCGCCATTTCTTCTCGGCTTCGACCGACCAGGTCTGACCGGTGACATAACAGATGCGCTTATAGAGACCGTCGGCAATGGCGTCATCCAGCGTGATGCGATGCACGCTGTAATCCTTCTTGCTTAAGCACGCGCTTCCTGAATCAGCTCGTTGAAGATGTTTTCGGCCCCGTTATGGGTACTGATCAGCCTGACCTTGTTGCCCCACATGGTGAGGGCTAATGCCGCCTTGAGCAGTTCTGCGAGTGAATCGTGGAAAGCCGCTTCATCAATCACCACATCGCCCTGCAGACCGCGCAGGTTGGAGGGCCGACTGGATAACGCCTGAATCTTGAAGCCCGACTTGGGGAAGCGAATCATGTAGGCGAGGATTTCTTCCTGCTTACCTTCATCCCAGAATGTCTGTTCATACACATCGGCCCGCGCCAGCTCATTGAAGGCTTTGGCAAACAACGCAGCGGCGGCGATGTACTCCAGCGCCATTTCCTTTTTGCTGCCGACATAGAAGGTATTGCAACCGTGGCGCTTGCGCGGTTTTGCCGCTTTGACCACGTTGCGTGTAAGCTTCCGCCCACGTCAGACCGGTACGGCGTGACTTCTCCGCGATCATGATCTGGGACTCGTCCTCAAACCAACGCTGCTGATACGGCAGTAAAACCGGTTGATTCTCCGGGATGGCGTCAGCCACGTCCTGCGGCACCACCACCCCGGCCAGTTCCATCTCTTCGGCCAGGTTAATCTTGCGCGGGCCACCAAGGGCTTTTAACGGGGGATGTTCCTGTTCGGCCATCACTCTTTACCCAACAGGATGCGGCGGATGCTGTTTTCCATCTGCTCGCTCATGCCATCCGAGCCACGCAGTTCTTCCAGCTTTTCTTCCTGCTCGGCCAGCAGTTTGGCACGGGCTTCGCGCTCGATGCGGGCCTGCTCATCCAGACGGAATTTCTTCTGGTTGACCGAAGCCCGGCTCAACGTGGCAATGTTCTTGGCCACCTTGCTCAACAGCGCAATGCGGTCTTCATTAGAGACATTCTCGTCCCCGGCTTCCTGCAGATCTACGATGGATTCGAACAGCTGGGTCTGTACCGGGGCGAGCAGTGCTTCGGAACGGGTATCGGTATCGTCCGAGGCGCCTTGCGTCAGCAGCCGGGCGGCCTCGGTGCTGGCCTTGATGGCCGCGAAGCGCCGTTCAATCTTCTGACCGAAGCGATGGATGGCAGATTTGCTGATGACAAAGCCCTTTTCGCGCAGGGCTTCTTCCAGCGCCTGGTAGCCGCTGAAGTTACCCTCGACCAGCGCATTCTCCAGCCATTCACGCACCTCGGCCGGAAGCATGGAAACACTATTGCGAGCGGCCATGTCAGCTCCAGTATTTCTCAGGGCGGGCAATGCCGGCTGGCAGTCGATGGTGTACTCGGCCAGATCCACACCATAGCGGGTGATATCGGCCCACCAGCGGCCACCCGGCTCCTTGCGCAACTTCACCATGGCGCGATCTTCCAGATAATCCAGTTCTTTGCGCACCTCCAGTGGAGACACATCAGGATAGATCGCTCGCATGGTTTGCTGGATCACATCTTCGACGACCTCGGTAGGCCGGGCGTTGTACGCTGCCAGCACTAGATACCAGCGCAGGCTTTCGCGGCGGATTTTGGCGGCATCGATATTCATTGCTGCAGTCCTTTCAGTTGGACGTTTTCAATTTTGAGAGCGACCGAGTCCAGCTTGGCTTCGATCACGGTCTGGTTACGAACGTAGTCCTCACGGCGCACATAGTTGATGGGTAAATCCGCCTGAAATCGCAGGAAATCCCGTTCCAATGACTGCCAGCCATCTGTCTCGCGCTGGTTCTGATCCATTAGCTGATTAAACCGGGACTCCCAGTTTTTATTAGCGGTCTCCTGTGACTGCTCCATGGTTTTAAAGCGCTGGCTCAACTGGTTATCGACCTGTGCCAGCAAAAGCCGGACAGCGACAAAACAGAAGGACATAAACGCCAGCAGCAGGCCAATCAGGAAAGTCAGCAATTGCCATAGATCCAACTGGATACTCATCGATGTGATCTCCCGAATCGTTCCCACGATGATTGGCAATCCACGCAGCGCCGACAGCCCTGGGACGGCTTTCTGTCGCTGTTCGGAAATCGCCTCACCACAGTCCTCACAGTGGCTTAGGCCCATACCGTGGCAGGACTTGGCCAACTGATCCGCAATGGCCTGATCGCGCTCTTCCACTTCCAGTTCCTGTGCGCGATCAAATTGATCCATCGAACGACTCCGTCGCCTTGTCGATCCACATTTTTGCTTCCTCAAACCGCTTGGTAGCTTCCATGGCCAGCACACGATTCCCTCCTAGCGGGGGAATCCGCTGGATCAGTTTTTCCAGGCGGTGGGTGGCTTCAGACAGGTCATCCAGCAGCTGGGCTTGTTCGTTCTGACGGACGCCAAGGTCCGCCGGTGGGAGTTGAGTCATGGGGTCTCCGATGCTTGAGTGTGAAACGTGATCAAGCTGTCAAACTTCGCTTCCAGCGCGCCGCACCAGGCGCCGTAATCACTGGCGTGAGCCAGGATGTCTTCTGGTGATAACCCGGCACCGGGGCTGCTTGATCGGCTTTTGCAGCATCTCCGGGCTGGGTTTCGGGCAGACCCGGATCACCTGCGGTTCCGTAGCCGAGTTCGGCTTGGTAGAGGCGCAGGCTGACAGGGCCAAGGCCAGTCCAATGCTGACCATCCATGCGTATCGCATCGGGAATCCTTTGCTTGAGTTGTTGCTGTTTGGCTTTGAGCTGGCTTTCTGTGGCCAGCAAGGTGACGCCTAACTGGTGAGCCAGCTGGGCGTACTTCTGGGTATCGGAAGCCGCCTTGGCCAGTTCGCGGGATTTGGCCTCAGCCTTCTGGCGCAAGGTCGACTCGTAATCCGCCTTTTGCTTGTCCAGCTTGGCTTGCCAGTCATGTGCAGCCGCTTGATAACCGGTGTGGTAGATGCCATAGCCAACACCAGCGAGAACGGTGACGATGGCCAGCGGTTTGACCCACCACGGCAGCAGGGAAACGGAAGGAATATTCATGCTGTCTGGTCCTTGTCGGCTTGCAGGTCGGCAAGCAATTGCCGCGTCGCTCGACTGATGTACCACCCGGCTCACAGCAGACAGAAAGCCAAACACCGTCGACAGGATGGCAAACGGCATCGGAGAAAGCGCGGCCTGCCAAACCGGCAGCAGATCGGTGCCGGTTTGCAGTAGAACTGTGATCAACCCACACATCGCGGACAGCAGCGCAAAGCGGATGGACCACAGGCGGTGCCAGACTGGGGCGATTGGATCGAAGCGCATCACACGCCCCCCAAAATCTTGCCGGACAGTGGCTTCATGCCTCCCTTGATCCAGTCTGCGACGGTGAAGCCGGGGCAAGTCTTGAGCCATTCGTTGGGTTCGATGGTGCCGTCGTGGTTTTTGTCGGGCGACAGATCACGGTGGCCAACAATCCGCGCGGCCGGATACTTCGCCGCCAGCGCTTTGATCAGGCTGGCCAACGCCTGCCATTGCAGCAACGTGAATTGATCGGTCCCGACCATGCAGACGCCGATAGAGTTGGCGTTGAAACCGGACACATGAGCGCCGATTTCATCCAGGCCACGGCCGGTCGACTTGCTGCCATCGGTATCCAGTACAAAGTGGTAGCCAATGGCTTTTAACGTGGGGTTAAACGCGCCGACAGCGGCTTAAGCTGACGGTGAAAACCTCGGGTACTGTGCCAAACGTCAATGGTGGTGGCGGCCGTCTGACCATTCTTGGCCAGCTGCTTGCCATTCGGGCTGGCCGAACAGTGGATGACGATCAAGTTGATAGCGCGGGGCATCATGCCTCCTCATGCTGAAAACATGAGGGCTATCGTAGGGATTCAGGCCGGGAGAGCGGATTGGGAAGGGGTTCGGTAAAAACAAAACCCCGCTGGGTGGCGGGGTTGGATGGCGGTTACTTACAAAGGCTCTGTGCTAGATCGAACAATGGAGACAATGGCTTTTTGGGAGGTCCATAGTAATTGCCACTCGCGTCGTAAAATGATGGATCAGGCGGTTGTACGGCAACAATCGGATCAATGCTTCCATACTGCGAGATGCCAAATCCGTTGATGCCGTATTTTTTACCAGAGTCATCCGTGAAGACCAGCGTGTCGCCGCCGCGTTCGCACGATACCCATCCATGGTCGACAGTTAGAGGCCATGCCTGTTTCATCTGTTCTGCAGATACTTCGATCCGATTGGATGGACCACTATTAGCGACTGTCTCTGATGCTTGAAAGCTGCCATTTCTTTGGTATTGCAGTATCGCGCCGATAATAAAAATAGCGAAAAGGATGACCAACAGTACCTTGATCCTCCTTGTACTTGTGTCAACCTCAACCATTTTCATCTCCTAAAAAAGCTGACCTTGGGGGACGTTATCAGGCAGCAGCTCGTCGGCCTTGCTCAAAATCTCTTCGATCCGGCGGTCACACAGTTTGAACTTTGGCACCAGTATATTATTGACGGTGGCATTATGTCCCAGCTCCCGGCAGTGTCTGTCATAGTCTGCCCGGATCTCTGCATCACGTAGCGCCCGCAACGCGGCGGCGCATTTCGGTACGTATAACCGCGTGTTCCCGTAGTGTTTGGTCAGTGTTCGGGCTGCATCCACTCCCACCACCTCAGCCAGCGCCGAAAAATACTGGCCTTCCTGCCGGGCGGTTTTAGGAATGGGGAAATGGGTGCCGCCCAACAGGTCGACCAGCTTCATGGTCATGGGCAGGCTGATCAGCCGCACCAGTTCACGGGCGTTTTCCGGCAGCAGGTGCTGGGCACGCAGAATCGCGTCCTCTCTTACTTTTCCCATGCTTCAGTTCCTTTACCATGGCGGCGGGCATCGATTTCCAGCCCGATCATCAACCGGCGCAGCTGGTCATCATCCAGCCATGCCACCTTCTCAACCTTGAACATGCGGAGCGCCATTCCATCGGCGTAGTCCCATGGCCGTTTCTGGTCAGCCAGCAGAGCCTCAACCTTGGCCATGTAGCGCTCGCGGTCATCTTGGGGCGTGGGACGTTTACCGATATTTCGCGCGGTCTTTTGCACAAATCCAAGGCGCTTCATTTCGGCCAGTACGTCATCCAGTTGCTGCAGGGTCAGCTTGGTACTGCTGGTCTTGCCTTCGGCCAGACGGGCGAGCATGGCCCGATAGCTGTCATCCGCCATCTGCAGCTGCTGCTTGGCGATATGAATCTTGGAGATCATCGCCTTGCGTCTATCGGTCATTGTTCTTCTCCTGGTCAAACTCAATGCACGCGTGACCGGCCATGCCGAGCTTTATCAGAGGACGGCACCCCAGTAAGTGGATCGGGGCTGGCCGGTCACGGCTGCATTGAGGGTTAAAACACGTTGCGGAGCCTGTAACGCAGGCTCGACACCGGGTTCTAAGTGGTACTACTTCGTCGCCAGATGAAATCCAATTCGCTAGGGAGTACCCATAAGTGCCGCATGTTTGCCACATTCACGACATCGCCGATTCGCGGGTATACCTCAATAGCATCGTTGCTGCCGTAGCCGACTCCATCCTTGATGTCCTGCAGCTCCTCCCAACTAATGCCATCGATCCAATGGCCATCGTTTCCCAGACAAGTACGGCACACAGACAGGCGCACAATGTCGTTCGGCTCGGCATAAAGCTGCACCATGAAGTCCTTGCTCCAGTAGACCGCGAAGGGGAAATTCCTCCCCTTGATTTCAGGCCACCGATCACGCGGGGCGGGTGTCAGTACGGCCGGTAGCGTAGCTACTAGCTCACGGTTTGCTTTTTGCCGTGCTCGTCGTTGTTCTCGGTTCATGCGGCACCATCAAGAAAGTTGCGGGGTATGACCCAAGGACAGGGGTGTGTCAGCCGCTCCGCCAACTCCATGGTTAAGCTGGGCATCCTTGCCAGACTGATAACCGGCGTAATGTGCATTGTCATCACCACTACGGAGGCTTTTCCCGGCCTGACGGTCACGGGTGGCCAGACTCTCCAGATCCGCGTACTCCTTGGCCATGTAGGCTTTCAGAGCATCGGTATTGCGTTGGCTTCCAGCAAATTTGGCGATCTTGCTGGCAACAGCATTCACCCAGCCTTCACAAAACAGATCAGCGCGACGGATACGGCTGGCGGGAATAAGTCGCTTGCATTCCCGTTTCTGATATTCAGCACGGGCTTTCTTGAGCTGACGCAGCAGCACTTTGTATGCGTAAGTGGCTATCTCTGGCGCAGGGCCATAGCCGATGAAGGTCCAATAGCCTGCAGACAGCGACCGGTTGAAGACAATTTCGCAACCAAAGGACTCTCCCACGGTGACGGCCAGCCAGCTTTCCCACTACACAGGCTTGGACTTGGCGCTAAGCCTTTACATGGTCTTTGCACACTTCAGACATCAGGATGTCGTCGTCTTCGACGCCAAACTTTTCCATCAGGGCTTGAGCCTGGCGCAGGGCGGCAGCGGCTTCATGCTCGTTGGCGCTCTTGGCCAGTGCCGGGCATTTTTTGATCTTTTCGATTGCGGACTTACGGTCCATCACTCGTCCTCCTCTTCATCCGTGCAGGGCGTAACGCTGAAGGGGAGTTCCCCTAGTTGGGACAATGCGATTTGCAGGCCGACACGCATACCTTTGGCAATGTCGCTACCGGCTTTGATTTCAATGTCAGCCAGCTTGATGTCGGCTTCTGGGTGATCCACGATGACTTGCAAGTTGGCAACACGGGATGCGTGCCAGCTTTGAAGCTGCTTGGTGAATTCAATTACTTCGGGGTCGAAAGTTTGCATTGCTGTCCTTTGGCTGCTCATCAGTACCGGACCACCACGCCCGGCAGACCACCCTTGCGGGCGGTTTCGCTGGGTTAAGCGATGGCGTCTTTCAGTGCCTTGGATGGAGCAAAAACGACCTTGCGTTTGGCTTAAGCACTTGAATGGTTTCGCCGGTTTTCGGGTTGCGGCCGGATCGAGCCGGAACATCCTTGACCTTGAACTTTCCGGTGCTGGCCAGCACGATCTCGCCGCCCTTGGCCAGTTCTTGATGGATTTCTTTTTCCAGTGCATCGACAACGCGCAGAACGTCGGCTTTGGACAGGCCAGATTTTTCGGCCGTGGTGGTGATCAGTTCTTGTTTAGTCATGTTGAAGTCCCTTATCAGGTGAAAAATTGAGTGTTTGGGAATGTTCCCGGTACGTAGGTTGCGAATCAGTAGCTTGTAATTGGCGAGGCTCATACCCCGGCAATATCCAGCGGAATCGGCACATACTGGTCTGCCTCGCCAACCCGCTCGTAGACGCGGATGTACGACTTGGAGCATTGCACCCGTACCGAGTCACTGAGGGCCGTCATGGCTCGTTGCCATTTCTCGTCCTGAATCTCCAGACGACGCAAACCGAGGATGCGGCCGGTTGAAATCTTTCCCTCCTTGTCGACGTTGAAGGCGTCATTGATCAAGGCACGGATCTCGCTACGTGCTCCCTCGGTCCACTCGTGCACGCACTCGTCGATTAGTGCTTTGGCCGCCTGCAGTCCCTCGTCAAACGTCAGCGTGTCGGATACGGCCCGCTTGATCTGGTAGCGACCATCAAAGGTGGTCAGGGTGGTATTGCCCTTGGCCCCGCCGACCTTGGCGCCATAACGCTCTGCCGACAGTTCGATAAAGGCCTGGATATCGGCAAAGGCCGTGGCCTTGAACGTAGCCAAATGTGCTTTGACCTCAACGGCTTTCTTGACGATTTCGCTCACCAGCTCATCACGGGCGATATCGATGGGCTTGATGGTCTCGACCGGAATCAAACGCCCCTTGGCGTCCTTTTTGTATCCCTGCGGGATGGCATCCATGGTTATTTCCTCAGTCCTACTAGTTGTTTCACTTTGGCCAGTTCGGCCCGGTTCTTTTGCAGCCACTCCGGCGTCATCGCCACTTCATCGGCTGCCCGCCAAAATCTTTTTCGTGACGGCGGCGATGGCGGTTTATCCGGTGGCGGCTCCGGTACCGGGGTGTCTGGTGGGCTAGGCTCGGGCTGTGGTGGCGCTGGGGCGGTGGCGACCACCGGTGTGGCAGAGGCCGCCAGCTCGTCCAGATAGTCATCCCACACAATGCGCCGGGCCTTCTTCCGGTCCATGCCCATGCCAACCAGACGCTCAACCTCTTCGGCCAACCTTGCCTTGGTCATGTCATCCAGCTCGCTGGCCTGCGTCATGCCAGCAACTCCCGTTGCGGCATGACTGGCTGTAACCGGTGCAAAAACTGGTACAGCTGATCGGTTTCATCCGGGCTAAGTACCGTCGTGCTGCCGTTCGTCAGGTCCAGATAAAGCCACCCGGCTTGATCCAACAGGCAGTTAAACGGCACGTCTTCTTTGGGCTTGGATGGCGACGGTTCTACCGGTTTCTTGCCCGACACATGCGAGGGGAATAGCACCTTGAAGCGTTCAGGTGCGCTCTCAAACAGCTCTACAGTGCCGTCATCACCAATGGAGCCAATCAACGGAATCGGGCTGCAGTCTGGAGCGCTCATGTCATCGTTTACGTTCCCATTCCCGGCTACTTCGGTATCCGTGTTGGAGTCGGCATGACGGGCCTGCTTGCTTTCCTTGGCGACGGACTGATCGGTATTGGAGACCCAATACCAGTGGCCATTGTCATGGCGTTTGACCTGATCCTTTTTGCGGTAGAACTGCAGGGCGGTGTTGACTGCTGCCGGTGAGCCGACCACTTGATCAACCAGTTGGGCCGATGTCATCCCGGTTTTGCCTACTCCCATCAATATCCGCTTAACCGGGCAGGAACGTTCTGCTTGTCATTCGGCTTGGCCTCCGCGACCACGTGCTTTCCGGGTCCGAACTGCCAGATCAGTTCGTTACCGACATCACGGCGGTTGACCTTGTTTTGGCTCTCAAGCTGCAACAGTGCTGACGTCAGTTCCATCACGCTATGCCCCAGCTGTTGTGCGAGTTCTTTGGTCGAGCGGCCATGTTTGTGTTCGGACAAGGCAGCCAGCACCTGCTGTTCAAGCACTTTTGCGTTCTCCATGTCACTGCACCTCAACGCAGGCGGGTTTGCCGGTCAGCATCGTGTTGACTCCAACCGAGGTCTCGACCAGATCCGTCGCCACCTTCCCGACGTTGACCATCAACTCACGGCAACGGTTAGCCATATCCAGCAACTCCTTGGCATCCAGTTCCTTCAGCAGAATGGCGCGGATCACGTCGGCGTTTTCCGGGGTGATGAGGGTGATATCAATGCCCAGCTCGTGGCGAAGGCGTACCATCTCATCGACCTGTGCCGGGGCTTTGCGGCCGCTTTCATAGCGGGAGCCGCCGGACTGGGTGACTTTGACCGCACTCCAGAAATCTGATTGATTCAGGCCAAGGGCACGGCGCATGGCGCGGTAGTCACGTTTTACGGTTTGTTCTTGCATGGTCATCTCCTGATTAATTTCCGATTTCTGTCCAAACGATGCGGCAACCGCCCAGCTGGAACTGTCCTTCGCGGTACTGGCCCACACGCTCACGCTTGCCAAAACTGAAGTACACCGCTTCGCCCTTGGCGATCAGGGTGTGGCACTGGCCACTGGTCTGAATGCGAATGGTCGGACGGGATACGCTCTTCAACTCCACATCGGTGACCGTGAAGCCGTTCTCGCTCAACGCTTCAATGGCGCGGGCCGCTTTATGCGTGGCATCCAGCAACGCCGCATTAACCTGCCGGGTTGAATGGGTACGTAAATGGGTCGTGCTCATTAACATGGTCAGTCTCCTTTGCAGCAGTTTTTGCACTGTCGGCAGGCTCGCCAGTGGCTGAGTTTTAACGGGTGGTGAGTGGGGGCGCGGCTACTGCTGAAAGCCCGGCAATCGGCCATCGTCATGTCAGCGCCATTGAATGGGCAGATCACACGGGCCAGTACCGCGAGCACTTTTTTCTCAACGGCGTCGGTTTTGCCAGCATATTTCCCGGCCAGTACCAGGGCTGACCGTAGAGCGCGAGTAGCCCAGCGCGTCGGCCACCGGTTTCTGCCCGCGTTCGGCCACCGCTTCCCGCAGGATTTCCAGCCAGTCAGCAGTCATGATCAGGCTCCTCTTGCCAGACCACTTTCCCCAGATTCGGGTCATAGACCGTCTTGGTGCGCTGGATCATCGGTGGGCGCGGGCCGGAGTTGCGGGCCGGGTTGAAGCGATAGCGGGTGGGGATGCCACCGGCGCCCTTGCCATGGCCCTTGGTCACGGTAATCAGATAACCCGCTGCTGACAGGTGCTTGACGTATGCCTTGGCGGTTTCGGTCGCGACGGTGACTTCGGAAGAACTGGATAGCGCGGCCAGCTCATGAAACGTGAAGTCACGGATCATCCGCATGGTTCGCCACATCGATTCATTCGCCAGCCCTTGGGTGACCGGCTTGCCATCACGGGTCAGGCGAGGCGCTTCGATTCCCTTATCCACAGCCAGCTTCCAGCGCTTCTCGGTATGACCAGATGCCTCCTGAATGACCTCAATGATTCCGGCCTTGGTCAGCGACCGCAGATAGGTCTTCGCCGTATCGATATCGGTATCGGCTTTGGCGGCCACGTCGATGACCGTGAAGTCGTCACGTTTTTTACGGATAGCCTCCCAAAGTCTCTGACGCCCCCCTTACCCCCCACCAGTTCAAGGTGAGCCGCGCGACGCGGATTTAGTGGTGCCCCCATCTCAGTTCCTCTTCGGTGCGTCGCCGGTATACAGCGGGTTAGTGCCCCATGTAGCCCGGTCAATCGCATCCAGCCCGTGCAGCATCGCGTATTCATGGAGGTTGACCAGGTTGACGCACACCCGGCGGACCGAGCCGTGAGCCAGATCTACCACGTAGGCCAGCAAGTCCTCAGCGATGGCGACCTGTGGGCTGTAAATCGGAACCAGTTTCGCCGCGTCAGCCATCGTCACCGGCTGGGCCGGTACCCATGCCAGCACCCGGCCGTGAAAGCGTTCAAACTTCTTCAGCTTGGTCGGCAGCATTTCTTCACCGACCAGCATCAGCGGCGCCTGGCTGCCTTCGTAAATGTCGCGCAACAGTTCCACCATGCCCGGTCGGCTGGCAGCGTGGTCAGCTTCGTCCAGGATCAGCGGCCGCTGGCTGGTGCTCATCTGCTCGCAGATCAGATCAAGGTTGGCCGATACCGTGGAGGCCGGACGCATGCCCATTTCAAAGGCGATTTTTTCCAGCAGCGCTTTTTTTCCCAGTGCACTACGCATCTGGACGTAATAAGCGCGGGTTTCATTGGACACCGCCACGATGGTGGTGGTCTTGCCGTAACCACTGGGGCCGTAGTACACGCCGAGGCCCGGCAGGCCATCTTGGCGATTGATCAGCTTGCTCATCGCAATGCTGACCAAATCGAGGTTGGCAATCGGTGCAATCTTGTTCACGGTTCAAACTCCTATCGACGACTCAAGGTCTTGTATTCGTTGGTGTGGGTGTATTTGTTCAGTACCCAATCCAGTTCACGCTCGCTGAGGCATTCGCCCCGTCCATGGCGATCACGTAGCGTGCAGAAATAGCGGTAACGGGCCTCCGGGCTGTCCGGGATGGACAGCACATTGCTCGGCAAGACGGTTTCAACGGGTACGGTCGGCGGTACCACCTGCAAGGTGGGTTTGTCGGTCAGAGGCTCGACCGGTTTTTCCGCGTGTTCGGCCCGAACCTTGGCAGCGGCTTCGGCCAACTGCTCACGGGTACCAAACACCACGCCGGGGATAACGATTTCCTTTTGGGCCTCAATGGTAAACTGGCCACGGCGTTCGGCTTCCACTTCTTCCAGATGCGCTTGCAGGCGGTCAGCGCGGGCATCGGCGCGTTTCTCTCGGGCACGCTCAATGACAGAAACCGGGAAGTAACTGCGGACATTCGCATTCCATTCGGCCGTGCAAATTAGCCTGCCATCGTCGGCATAAACCCATACCGGCTGGCGTCATTCACGTCATAGCCAATGCGCAGCTGTTCACCGTGAAATTCCTCCAGCTCACGGCTGAAATAGCGGTTGCCATACAGTTGTATTTCGCCCCGGCGAATAACCCGTTCGACTTGCGGCCGAAACAGATAGGCGTCTTCACCCGGCTTCAACGTATGAGGTTCCCAGCCAAGAGCAATAAACTCGGCCAGTTTCATATCCGGGCTAATGCCATTCAGGCTGGAATGAGGACGGGCGTTGTAATCCGCGATGCGCTGATTAATGAATTCGATAAATTGCGGCCAACTGATCAAATTAACGGTGCCACCGGTTTTGACGGCTTTACGGGTAATCTTGAATTGAGCCAGTTTGGCTTCACGGTCCATATCAACGCCGATATAGCTTTGCAACTCGCGGGCGGCACGAACAAATACCGACTGGTGCAAACGTTCCACGGCGCCTTTGGCCTGCGAGTTATACGGTTTGGCAAAGTGCATTTCCGCACCTAGCCGTCCCATAATCCCGGTCGATTCATTTCGCAGCAGGTCGTTTTTGTAACCAGAGCCGTTATCGACATAAAAGATCGCCATAACGCCTTCACGCGTTACCGCATGGGTAATGGCATCCAGTACGGCTAGTGATGATTCCGCCAGCCCGACACTCCATCCCACGATACGGCGGGTGGCCACATCGATAATGGCGGTGATTTCCGGGCGAAAAGGCTTACCATGGAACGGATGTTGAACCTCGGCATCAAAGGTGTGCCCATCAGCGGTCCAGACGTCGTTCGGCAGCAGATCAGAGATATCGCGGCGGACGAACGGCTTGATATTCTTCATCTCACGCGGGCCGATCCGACCGGTTTGGCGGCTGACGTTCCCCAGCTTGCCAATGAAGCGGCGCACCTGATGGATCGAGGGTAGATCCTCCGGGCTTCCGGCCCACTCTCGTCTGAACTGCTCATAGGAATGCGTCACGTTCGGTTTGCTGGGCAACTGCCAGAGTCGCAGGAAGGCGGCGGCCCATTCCGGCACATCCAGTAACGCCGTCATGGCGGTTTTAGGCGCCAGATGGCCTTCTTTTTCCAAGGCACGCCAGCCTTTGATGGTACGAATGGAGGGATAGGGACCATTCAAGCCCTTGCGGCCACGTCCGTCATGGGCAGCGCGGAGCATCATGTCCAGATGCGGGTCCAGCATCCCGGCCTTGGCCTGCGTTAAAAGCGTGTGAATCGCCGCCTCACGGCTCACGCCACACCCCGCCATCAAACGCTCAATGGCCACCAAGACCCCCTTGCGGGCACCTTCTACCGTCTGCTGACGGCTGGTCAGCGCCAATTCCAGCTGCTGTTCCTTGGTTTTAACGGCGGGCAGTGCCACGACCGGGGCAGAAACCAGCTTCGTAACCAAGCGATCCTTAATTGCCTTGATTGCTTCATCCGGCAGGCTGGTGAGGGCGTATTCGTACCCGCCACCGCGCCCTTGGCGTTTTTTTGATTCCCATAGTTCGGTTTTTGCCCGGATTCCAATTCCTTGGATGGTTCCGGTGCAGCCCCGGCAGCTTCAGGTCAGCCAACTCGGCGGCGCTGTAATGGGTTTTAAGTTCGGTCTGGCTCATGCCCAAACCCCTTGTTGGGTGAGGACTCTGCCAATCTGGGTAGAATGGCGATGCAGGCCGCAAACTTGCATGTCATCAACCTTCATTGGAGAGCCCCCATGGAAGACAAAGAATTGATAGCTACACTTGAGAATCGGGATGAAAACTTTGTTGCGCTGCGGGAAGCGTTTGTGGCGCTTGCTCATTCGCTCGCTCATCAAGGGATTCTTGACCTGGATGTTTTTCGGAAAGAGATGAAAGCCGCTGCAAATCATCTTCAGACCACTGCCGACGAACCAAAGGCGGCAGTTCTTTTGGAAAGCTTTTCAACAAACCTTCTCGCAGACCTTGAGAACAAAAGGGACATTGCTGCCGCTCGGCGTAAACGGGATCTTTCTCGTTCTCAGCAGGAGGATTGATACGCGCTGACAAAATTTGTTGAGCATGTAGCTGTGCTCGACGATCTAAGAGAATCTGTTTCTTCTCTGCTTTCTCAGAAAGAAAATCCGCAGAGAAAATGACGACCCCATCAACAATCTTTGTTGGTTGGTTTTTCATGTCATATCTCCAAACAGTTCAAGCTCTGGTTTGCTGGCCTTCATCACGTTCTCGCGGTGATAGGCCACTTCAGACAAGGTGCGAGTAAGCGAAGAAACGGTTTCTTCCAGTCCTGACCCATCCTGATAAAACCGTGCTAACAGCGAGATGGCTGCGGCGGCGTTGGCTTGCAGTTCGGCAACATCCGTCACGCTGGCTTTACGTCCTGCCGGGATAGCGATTACCACCTTGTTGCCATGGGCCAGACAGAGGTGCTCGCTGACGAATGAAGCACCGGCGAAATACTCAAACTGACGAACGCGGTTAAGGGGAATGGAGCTGTCAGCTAACCAGCGGTAATAGGTCTTGAGTTCAACGCCCATCAGGTCAGCCATCACCTTGGCTGGGCGGCGTAAAACCTCGCTGGCGTGATCGGCACATAGCTCAATCGCCTCATCCAGACTCGAAGGTCTTGCCGACTTCCAGTTGCGTTTTCTCATGATGGTTTTCCTTGCTTCGGGAAACGTAAGGCTGGTGCGCTGTCGCGCTTCCACCTACGCTTACTCCATGACAACAGGGCAATTTGCAGTGCCAGAAGGCACCGAAGGGAAAACCGGCTTAAAATGGCGATGCTCGTAACGGCTTGGCCAAATGGTTTCTGGCTTTACACCGATAGCAGCGGCGATAATTCGCTCGGCTTTCGGCCAAGGACGATCAAGCGCATTGTTCAGTGCAGAAGGACTCATTCCTGCCGCGATGGACAGCTTGCGGATCGACCAGCTCCTTACGAACTTCCGCCACGATGTCCGCCCTGTGCCAATCAACGGCGGCTTTTTTTCGGGTTGCATTGTGCTCATTCCTTAATCTATTTCGGTGATTAGGTGAGCACATGGTATGACCAAATGGGTTCAAAGTAAACATGAAAGAGGTCATTTTCATGTTCAAAACAAACTCAAGTGTTGCCATTTTGCAAACCTGTGAATTTGTTTGCTTAAAATTCAAAGGCTTAACATGAACTATAAAGCTGATAAAAATCCCATTGATCAACTTTCAAGTTCGAGCCGTGAACCTGAAAGTTCAGACTTTCACCAGCGGCTAGCTTCGCTACTACCCTCATTTAAGAGTGTTCGTGCTTTTGCTATTGCATCTGGGGTATCGCAAACAGGTTTGCAGAGATTGATTAATGGTGGTGAGCCGACTCTGTCCACCTTGGTTTCATTGGCTAAAGCAGGTGGCGTGTCTGTTGAGTGGCTTGCGACAGGCGAAGGTACAAGGATGCTAGACAGCGATGCGTCTACGACTGGATCGTTCGCAACTAATGAGCCAATCGCCCACTATGCCGTCGGCCCATCGACCTCACAGGTAATGGATACGCAGGGGAACCCGGTATGCTTGGAGGAGTTCGCCTTCATTCCGCGCTACAACCTGAAGGCATCGGCAGGCTACGGAGCAAGCACAGACGGCGAGAAACCGCTGTTTACCATGGCTTTCCGCAAGTATTGGATAGACAACTATCTGCGGTGCCAGCCTAGTGACCTGTCGGTTATCTCGGTGAAGGGTGACTCAATGGAGGGTGTGCTGAACGACCGCGACGTCATCCTCATTAACCATACCGACAATGATCCTGGTACGGGTCTGTACGTCCTGCGTATGGATGGCGATCTGATCGTGAAGCGCGTGCAGCGCATTCCGGTGGCAAGATCAAGGTAACCAGTGCGAATACGGCCTACGAGCCTTTTGAAGTCGATCTGGCCAACTTGCCTAACGACTTCTCCATCATCGGCCGTGTCGTGTGGTTTGGGCGCCAAATTTAACGGCTAGGTGTATTGGTACGTGTGAAGTATCGATCTGATGCCAATGCAAAAAAACCGCGAAACGCGCTACTTTAGGCGTTAATCGCGGTTTTCTTTTGCAGGTTTTAAAATTTGCATGTCGCCCGGCCTGAATCGGCCTGAAATCCAAGCCTGGCGCGGATTATCCCGCATCATCCCGGCTCATCCCACAGACTATCCCCCTGTGCAATTCACCTCACCACACCACACTTGCTCAAGAAGGTCTGTCGCGCCTTTCGCTCGCAAGTCATGAAAGTGAAATCGGCGATTTCCCGCCGCCTCCCGTGCTCGCATTATTTTCTGCACCAGAGCATTGAATCCGCTGTCGGTGTATGGTTTGCCAGTCCTGCTTGAAACGAATAAATACCTAGATCCGGATGGTCTAGGGAGCTTTTTCGCTTCAGCTACAGCTGCCATTAACTTTGGCGCCCACCCTATCAGTACGGTAACGGGTCGGCTGTTCCTGGTTTTTAGCTGACGAACTAAAAGCCCGTCGTCGCTTATTGCATCAAGCGACAGGCGCAATACGTCTTGCCTACGCTGTGCCGCAAGATAGGCGATTTCGAGGGCTGATGCGACGACCTTCCCTGTGCGCAATGTATTGCCATAGTCCTTGTTTGTCGCCTTTCTGACACCATCCTCACGTTCAGTAAGCATTCCGTGCCTTAGCTCACGAGCAAAGCTGATGAATCTATCGAGTTCATCATCATCGACGTATCTGTCGCGGGGCAACTCTTTGTTGCGCGTTACCCCTCGGCATGGGTTGCTTTCCACGATCCCCCAGCGCATTGCCATTGTAAAAACATGGGAGAGAAGCGCTTTCTCTCGATTTCCGGCCACTGCGGCGCCCTTTCCTGCCCTATAGTCGAGATATTGGGCAACGTGAACTGGCTTTATTTCATCAGGCCTAAAATCACCAAATGCTGCTTCAAGCAGCTTCATCTGCCGCTCTTGGTCCATTCGCGTCTTTGCCGCCTTGGTTGGTAACACCTCGACTGCATAACGGTTGAAAACAGCAGCCATCCCCTGTGAAGGCATCCGGCATGGTGCTTCCAGTTCTACCCACCGTCTTTTTGCCTCCCCCAGATCAGCAGATAGTCGAATCCATTTGTTTGCTTTGGTGACGTAGTAGTACGCGCCATTTTTTCGGTACATACGCGGAGGAAGGTCGCGATTTTTTAGACGGGGTCTTGCCATGTTTATCTCGTCGTGGCCATATCTAATGCATCAATGTTTATTGATCGCGTGCTCAGTTGCTGCTTTGGGTTTTCAAAAGATTCTCCAAGTGCTTGGCGGAACACTACCGAAGATACGATAGGGCGACCACTTGCGCTCTTTAAGTGCGGGATATTATTGGCCTCCAACCACTCGCACACGCGTCTTGCCAGCTTATATCCAGACAGCTGCTTTAGCTCATCGAATGAGACGATGGTGTCTTCCATCTTCACCCCCCAACAAAAAAGCCGCACTATGCGGCTGTGTTTACCTTCTTCATGTGGGCGAAGCCCATTCCCTTCTGCCAGACAGTGACACCATCGATTACGATACGCGTCGCCCCTTTCTTTCTTGCTTCCGTTACTCGATTGAAAAGCTTCCTGCCGATACGATCCTTATAGCGGCGGCGGCACTCTTCATTTCCAAGGGCAGCCGGTTGAGGTGCATCCTTACCAGGTCCATACACAAAAATGCGGCAGGCTGGGCACCGACTACCGGATGACTCGTACCGCCAGGGCGGCAATGTGAATCAGCTGGCGCAAGCGTAGCGCCTTGAGCATGGTCTGCATGGTGCGAAGATCAGGTATGGCCAGCTTGGTTTGGAGTTCCGTACGAGTCAGGCTTAGCCGGAGACTGCTGTAGCAACTGCAGCGCACGGCGCTGGTTAGGGCCAAGTCGTGAGGTGTCCATTATTTATTCACCTCCATTAGCACTTTTCTGTCAGTTCTCATGTGATTTACCCATGAAAAAAGCCGCTCAGTGGCGGCTTGGTAAATAGTTGACGGTAGCGTGTTAGTCCACGCGACCTTTGATCTTGTAGCGGCCCCCAACAACGTATCGCTTGTAGGCTGCGATCCAGTCGGTTGCCATGGCCTTTTGTGCCTCGGCCAGAGAGACATTTCCGTCGCAGACTGACCGGTACAGCACGAACTCCAATTGGTCTTTCTTGGCGGCGCTCCATTCGCTATTGCGGGGCTGCGGCCACAGGTTGCGTTCATCACGCGGATCACCACCGATCGACAGGGCAATCAGGTGGTCTTCCTCGTAATGTTTTGGGTCCGTGTCGGCATATCCGTATTCGACGATCTGCGCCTTCTTCAGCTTGTTGGTGTAGTACGCCGGTGGCCGGATAGTCTTGGTGAAGCCTTTGACGCACACGGTTTGCTGGATGTTGGACTGAGTAATGTCCGGGTTGATGGCGCCCGGAGTAAGTTTAGGATTTGGCAGGTCACCGGCCGCGGCGAATCCCGCAGCCAGTAGTAGAGCAAGTGCAATCTGTTTCATGTTTTCTCGGTGCGATGTTACTGAGCGACAGTATTTTACTGCGAGGCGGAGGAATCGGCGCCCGACTGGCTGTGTTTGTTGCCACGGGCGCGGATGGCGGTGGCGCAGTCGTTGGCACTTTGCCAGCCATCACGGCTAATGTCCCATTGCACACGCTCCATTTCACACACCCCCGCACACGCCTCGCGCTCGGCTTCTACTGCCAGACGCACTTCGTCCGGCGCGGCCACCGGCTGGGTGCTGGCGGGCTGCTGCGACTCGCCGTGATCTGCTGCACTGAACAGCGCGCCGCAGTCCATACACAGATAGCCGCTTTGCACCACTTGGTTGCGCGCGTCGGCAATGCGGTGCTGGCACACCGGCTGTGCTGCCTCGGCAGCGGCGATGGCTTCAACAGCCAAGTCATAAGCCGCACCTTGTAAGTGGAAATCGGTAGAGTTACCAAATCCGGCACGATAATAAGCTTTCAGCGCGAGGTAAAGCTTCGTTTCCAGTTCAGTCATGGCTGGTTCCTTTGCATTCGCACGGCTTTATTGCAACCTCCCAAGTCCCTGCAAACTGCGGATAGATAGTGCATCCATCAAAAAGCCATTTCCCTAATATCTTCCCTATGTCCTTGTTATTTGTTCGACGTACATCCAATGCACCGATGATTCTGCCGCACTGGCATATTGCAATAAACCCTGTTGGCTTTCGCTTAGTCATGCTCACCCCCTTTCGGCTTCATAAAGACGTACCAATGCGTAAGGCCCTTGCGCCCAGTCGGATGTCCAAACAGTGGCTGAACAGGGGTAAGAGTCAACAGTTCGCTAATCTTTACCTGTGTTTCATTCCACTTAAAAACAAGTACGCCATCATCGTCCAGAACACGGAAGCACTCCTCAAAACCTCGGCGGATATCCTCGCGCCAGTCTTTCCCTAGCTTCCCATACTTCGCAGCAAGCCAGCTTTTTGGCCCGGCGCGTACAAGATGCGGTGGGTCAAATGAAACAAGCTTGAATGACTTGTCTGGGTAAGGCATATCACGGAAGTCCATCATCACATCAGGCTCAATGTGGAGTGTGCGCTGTCCAGTAGGATTTCCATGTGAATGATCGGTAACGGTAATGGATTCACTACGGCGGTCACCAAAAACAACATCAGGATTCTTTCGATCAAACCAGAACATTCGACTGCCGCAGCATGGGTCAAGGACACGCTTATTCACATCTCACCCCCTTTCGGCTGAGGGGCGGCGGGTAGCGGCATCCAGTATGTCGGCTTAGTCAGCCAACATTGATTAGATTCGACAGATGTTTCATACCACCAAGCTGCGAACAGATCGCCATCTTCCCAGTTGTCGTCGATGTATTCCTTTGTGAACCACTGGCCGCGCATAGGGCGCCAGTTCCCGTGACTGTTGAAGTAGCCAAGAAGAACGGTTCGTCCATCTTTCGGCGCAGTGCTGATATCGCGCCACCCATCCGGAACCTGCGCGGTCGGGGCGTCGAAATCGCCATTCAGCACGGACAGGCCGAAATTCGTGTGCTCGTAGATATTGGCGGTGACGCGCCGCACCAGACCGATTTCAGCCGGGCGCTTCATCATGTCCTTCGGCACGTCGTAGCCTTCACCATCCGTTACGCATTCGTGGAAGCGGCGAAGAGCCTTCATTTCATCGGGAATGATTGCGAACGGCAGCGCCACCGCCTCACCGGCAGGCTTGGCGCGGGATGATTGCCATGCAATTAAGGCATCTCCCTTGGTGCCAGTGGTAATTTTCTGGCCTTCGCTATTCCACCACTCCTCAAACTCCTCGCGCATCTTGTCCATATCGAACTCCAAAAAAAATGAGGCCGCTCGGGCCTCGTTATTCCTTATCCTGGTATCGCTGACCGCACTGGTCTGAGCAGAACTCGTCAAAGTGATGCCGCACCCTATGACGCCCGGTGATCGGGTCACGGTCCTGCTGTACGACTTCGTGGATGACGCGATCCTCTATCGGCTTTCCGCAGTGCGGGCAGCGTGGGAGTGTGTTCACGCCACCTCCCGTACCATCTGGATGACGTTTTCGCGGCTCTCAGCAGGCAAGCGGCTTGCAGCCAGCGCAACTTCCAGTTCGCGGATGCGTGCGTCTGCCGCAGCAAGCTGGCGCTCTGCGATTTCGGTACGCTCGGCCTCGGCGGCCAGTGCGATGTTCTGGCGGCCAAGGTCCATGATGTTTTCGTTGAGCTGTTTGATCTGCGATTGTTGCCTGAGGATGATCTCAGCAGCTTGCAGTCTGATAATGGTTATTTGGTCCATGGCGTTTCCTCAAATAAGGCTGGGCTGCTCCAGCACGCCCAGCGGCGCGAGGTCTGATGCCTCGGCCACGATTGTTGTGTGTATGACGGCATCGACCAGAACCATCGAGACACCATCCCGCTCGTGATAGCCACCATTACGGCCGGCGGACTACGGTTTGCCCGGCATATAACTTCCAGTCGCCCTCCCCGTTCACGGTGAAAGCGGTGTCCATCGGAATGCGCCGGGCATCACGCTTGGCAGCGGCCAAATGCTCTATGGTTCCGTGTTCCATGCCCTCTCCTTCCGCCGCCAGTGTTGAGCGCCCTCTACCGGCTTTATCAGAGGACGGCACCCAAGCGAGTTGATCGGGGTGAAGGCGCTCAGGACTGGCGGCGGGGCAAAGAAAAAGCCCGCGGGTGGCGGGCTTGTCATACTTCAATAACGGGTGATCACATCACCAGCACGCTGAAGCGCGATTGCAGGCCGATTGGGGAGAACGGGATGTCGTCATCAAGATCGTCCATCTTCTTCGGCGCTGGATCTGGCTGACGTCGAGGCGGCGCAGCCGGGGCGCTGTGCTGCTCACCTGCCCCATCACGCCCACCCAACATTTGCATACGGTCGCCGCGAATCTCCGTGCTGTAACGGTCCTGGCCGGTTTCTTTGTCCTGCCATTTGCGCGTACGGATCGAACCTTCCACGTACACTTGCGAGCCTTTTTTCAGGTATTGGGCTGCAACTTCGGCTGTTTTGCCAAAGAACACGACACGGTGCCATTCGGTCAGCTCTTCACGCTGGCCGGTTTGCTTGTTGTTGTACGTGTCGGTGGTGGCCACGGACAGTGTGGCAATGGCGTCGCCTAAGCATGTAACGCGTTTCAGGATCGCGGCCAAGGTTGCCGACGAGGATCACTTTGTTGACTGATGCCATCAGGCTGCTTCCTTTTCGTCATCCGGTATTGCCTGCAAAAAACAGGCTTTTAAGTTTTCGTAAGCCGTTTGTAATCGTTGCTTTTCGCTTTCCCCACAACGCTTCCAAGCTCCGCCAAAAATCCCTTGCAGGCTTGCAAGGTCAGCACATCCTTGCATTGCCTCGATCGCCATATCGACTTCTTCGGCCTGCATGGCCGCGTTATCTTTTTCCTCTTTTTCAGCAAACTCTTTCTTCAAAGAGGTTACGTACTTGTTGTCATCGAATAGCCCCATGAACACATCAGCACTAAACCCAATGTGAGAAAGCCCCTTTGTCAGCGCGTCAGTTGTCGCCTTCTTAGCCGCATCGTCATCAAGCTTTCCTTTGGCGTTAAGAATTTCGGCAAGGCCGCGCCGGGACCAAAACAGTTACTGCGATCGCCATGCCATACAATCACATCAGCAGCAGCAAGAACGATGCTTCCTGCTGTGACAGTTGAATGCTCTACTGTGTATCCCCATCCCTGCCCCACAGGCCCGAATGTTTCCGTTGCCCGCATCACTTGGTAGTGCGCATCGATGGCGGTGAATTTACGGCCAAGACTTACATCTTTTGTGTGTCTTGGGTCTGTCTTGCTTACTTTGTTCCAAAGGTCCATGTTTGACATGTTGATCCCCTAAAACGGCAACACCTGCACGCGGGCAGGTGTTGGTTGATCTCTTCGGCACAGCATATTGCTGGCGAGTAGCTGTGACATTGTCTCGCATGGCCTAAGCGGGTCTTTCCTTGACCGCGCCCAGCGCCATGCATCGGCCCATTGTTTACGGTTCATGGCAATTATCATGGTCATCTCAGCGCCAAGTTATGGCGCACCTCGATGTGCGCACCGGTATTTGCTGGCCGTCTTTCAGCAGCTTCTTGACGTCAGCTTTGCGCACGGCCCAGCTGGCTGGGACGTACTCTTTTGCCGTGTTCGGGATAAGGCTTTCGTCGTCGATGATGACGGCCTCGCTCTTGCGTAGCCCCATGGCGATTTCGCTATCCTTTGGCGTGATGGCGCGCTCCAGCATCACCTTGACGGCCAGTGACGCCAGATTGTCTTTGCCTCCTTCTAGCGCCTTCTTGCGGGCTTGCAGTGACTTGATGCGCTCGTCCAAAGCTGCCGCCTCGGCCTCTTTGTTCTTGATCACCTTGGCGTAGTTGAGCAGCTTGGTTTCAATGTCCCCAGACTCGCCTTCCAGTGTGTCCAGATAGATTTGCTTTGCTTGCTCCTCTGTCAGCTTCCCTTCTGCTACATCAGCAGCAAGACTGGCCGACAGGCTGGCTTCCATCTCAGCAAAGGCTCTGTTCAGTTCAAAAAGGTTCATGATTCACTCCATGAAAAAGGCCGCACTAGGCGGCCAGTCTTGGTTTCTGTTTCAGACACTCGAACAGGATGTCTTCGATGGTTGATCTTTCGCGCTCGCGCTCGACGGCGTCTTTCCGTCGTCCGGGCGCTTTCGGCAGCCCGGAAAACAAGCATCCGGTGGTGCTTATCACGCGTCTGCGCCACGGCATTGCTGAGGGTCATTTCGGCAGGAATCATTTGCGGGCCTCAATCAATGGTTTCTGTCTTTGTCTCGCAAGTTCGTGTCTTTCCAGCCTGTCGGCATTCTTCCCAGCTACTCTCAGTGCTTGTCTTGCTGTTATTGCAGCGAGTGAAATAGTGGTAACGATCTCCAGATTTGAAGGTATAAACCTTGCACCCATCAGCCTCGCGGATTACGTGAGGCGTTTTCTCTCGGCGCTCACTTTCTGCCTGTTCTCTCTGATCGCGCTTGTACCACTCTGAGTTTTGGCAGGACGAAACCCCAAACAAAATCCCGGCAAAAACAGCAATTAATACAACTAAGTCTTTCCAGCTCATGCCGCCTTCCTTTGCATCATGCACTTCGCGTAGTCTTCTGCCGCCACTTCAACAATCGCGTCCAATGCCTTCTTGGCTAGGCAATCAGGTCCAGCGCTGACAAGTGCGAGAAAGTCTTCGAGCATGGGGCCGATTTCCTGTGTCCTACCAATCACATCCCCATAGTCGATTCCATCGCTCATGTATGAGCGTTTCAGCCTCTCGAATTCGGCCTTCTTGTCGGCGTCACGATCCAGCTCCTGCAGGTGCCTAAAAAGGTCATTCATCACTGCGCACGGGGCGTTCACCGCCGCACCTCATGCACAGGAAGGCCGTTGCGGCCGAAGTAGCGAAAGCGCAAGCGCAGCCCTTGCTCGCGGAGTTGGCTGGCCATTTCATCCGTCACCCAGCCGATGATTTCGGTAAGAGTCATGGTGTATTCCCCAAAAAAGAACCCCGCACATGGCGGGGCTAGGTTCAATCACAAGGGAAAGCCGGTGAGGCTTCTGGCCGTCCGGGTTTACGTAGACCGAGGAGATGGATAGTGACCAGTCGCCTCAACGGTTTCCCCTCAAAAAGATGGGCGACCCGAAAGCCGCCCCAAGTCAACGCTCGTTACAAAGGAGAGTCGATGGTTACCCATCATCAAGCGCACTCCGGCTACTGGACTGTGGCGTCCCACTGGTCGCTTGCTCACGAAATGTGCTTGAGGATGGGGGCTGGCCTTTAACCTCGCCAGCGCGGAGGCCGTGGTAAACTCAATTTCCACATGTCATCAACCACGGAGATGCCTTTATGCAAAAATTTTCCGATAACACACGCGGGCACGTTCCGCGTACCCCTCCTCCGCCCCCTCCTAACTCTTCGGGATTTGCGAAGGATCATGCGCCGAGAATGCCGCCACCACCGCCGCCACCGGCAAAAAAGTGAGGTAGTAAATGGATCGTCACGAAGTTGAATTCCAGCTTGATTACTCAATCATCATTGAGGAAATGCAGCTAATCCTTATGGGAAGAGCTGATCGATTCCTGACGTTTTTCCAGTTTTTACTGGGGAGTGCGGCAGCTGGTGATATTTTTTCAATCAAGTTTATTGGTTTTGTTGTGGCGATCTGTGCTGCATTGCAGTTTGTTTACCAACCAGCTTCAAAAGCGATGGAGGCCAAAATCCAGCGCGATCGATATTTGTTACTGAAAAAACAATCGGTAGAGATGAGCACTGAGCAATTGGATTTAGCATTAAAGGATGTCTTGCCTATTGATTCAATTATCCCTAATGCGCTCTGCCATCCTGCTTGGCTGGCTACCTGCTTACAACAGGGAAGGCCAATTGAAGATCATGTAAAAAAGATGACATGGATGGAGTCTTTCCTTTCCGGCTTGCAAGCAGGAGACCCGTTCTGGATAGAACCTCATAACTCTATTGCGTTAATCAGTGGTGGAGCTCCCGGAAGGGCTTCCGGTACTGTTTTCTCTCCTCCGCACATGACGACCGAGAGCGGGTCGTTGAAGTCTATCCGCCTGATGGCGGCCAGCGGTGCGGTACGCTGGTCATCGCAAACCAACACAGCTGCACGCTCCCACACTGAAATACAGACAAATACAAGGAAGAAAAACGGAGCGTGCATGTGTGTTGGTGCTGCATCCCGCCATTCCGTGCAGCGGCTGTCACTATTTCCCGGCCCTTACAGGTCGGTGCCGTGGCGAGTCGGCGTTGGGTTATGCTGGTCTTTAAAGACGCCAGCGCGGTCTCATCGGCAGTTAAGTCCGCCGCTCGCCTTGGTGCTCAGTTGGCGCATCCAGCTTCGCGGCTTTTTCGTAGAGCCGCATCATTCTGCGCATCAGTTTTTTGTAGTAATCGTCTTGGTGGTACTTGCAGACGTCACCCGGATAAATCATGAAACCGTTTTCGTACTCAGGGTGGCTGCACTCGCACTTCCCGCGAAGCTTCGATTTGATCTCTGCTTTGCACGCAGACTCAAAGCTAAACCATCGTCGCCCACCGCCGCGCCAAACAACGGCTACTTCTTTTCTTGGCAGCATGTTGGCCTCCTCGTTAAACATCAAAACCCCCTGTCACGAAGCTTTGATGCTGGCCCTGTTGCCAAGGCCTCCCAGCCCCTCCGCTCGTCATCTGGAGTTAAGGGCCTTCCCATCGGTGCGCTTACGTTCCACGCGCATTGACCACCGCTCATGGGGCTTCTGGGGCTGGGTGTGCAGTCTTGCGCCCGTCTGCCTGACGGTACGCCCCGGACTGGGCGGGTGCTTCTACTGGGTTGTTTGAGATCGGTGCCCGGTGTGCTGGGCTGATGGAGTGAATATACACAAACGTGTTTCTTGGTGTCAACACATTTGTGTTATCAGGATGTGTTTTTTGTGTCATGGAGATACAGCTACGTGTAGGTTGGTGTTGTATGGACGCAAAAAAGCCCGCGAACGCGGGCTGGATGGTGCGAGCCTGCCGCACCGGTTTTTACCCGAATGGTTAGATCCCGTCCGGAGTGTAGTTGGTGTGCAGCCTAGCTGCTGTCGGAGCAAGCCTATCTATGGATAGTCTCAATCTTGCAGTTTAACTAACTTGCCGTTTCGGTATCGGTATAAGACCCCGTAGCCTTGCGTTCCAATGGGAATAAAAACTTCACCGGACCGGAAAAAGACCTTGTCTTGCCCGGTATCTGACATTAGACGAACCCATTTACCATTACGAAGGGAAAATACTTCAACTACCGATTTAAAGTGCTCGGTATCGCAATGCACAACAGCTACTTGTTTTTTTCCGTCCGTTCCAAGTGAAATCTGGGCCACTTCAATTTGAGAACCATGAATGCTCTCTAAGTTATCCAAGCTTACCGGAAGTGCTTTTATTGGCAATTGGTAAGCAACGTTTGCGCCATCTCTTGCTGTGAAATAACCGATTTCACCACGGGCGCGCGGAATTATATCGACGTCATACAAATCGCCATCTTGCTTGAATTTTATCTTCAGTTCTTTAAATGTTCCATCACGGTCAAGTTTAGTAATCTTGGTGGGGACACTGGGATCAATGCAGCGAGGAGCAGCAGCGGCTATCGTAGAGGCCACGGAAAGAGTGATAGCTGCGATATGAAGTAATTTCATGAGATGTCCAGTTGGCAGTTAGCTTATCAGGGCAATTCATTCGCTACCATCCATGGAACCCATGATTGGTAATTGGATGGGCAGCGGAAATGATGGATGACTACGAGCCATTCTATCAGTCATTTTCATGCATTTGCCATAGGTCATGATGGTCATAATGCAAAAAAACCCGCCGAGGCGGGTTAGTGCAATCAACGCAGCATGTGCGCAATCAATAAAACAATTTGTGTTTCGTACATCAGGCCAAAGAAAAATCCAGACAGCAACGTTAGTATATCGTTCATGCTCTTACCTCTTAAATTAGCGCGCCACTAGGATTGGGCGCGTACCCCCAATTTTCAGGCCATAACATGAGGAGCATGCAGCTAACAAAGTGGGGTAACTCTGCCTATTTCCAACTTTTTTCAATTTTTTTGCTAGTTAACGACTAGACTTGCTTGCTTAGACCAAGAAAAAACCCGCTGAAGCGGGTTCATCAGCCATAGGGATGAATCAGGCAGTGGTGTTGATGCGGTTACCGACTGTAGCCGAAATCGGGCGCGATTGACGCTCAACTTCGCCTCGTTTGCTGTTGTCGTTGTCCCCATCGCTATCAGTGGCTACTCGATTCGCCTGACCTGCCGTTCTGCTGACAGCCTGCTGGCTTTGATAAGACATACTGCTGCTTACGCTTGAAATCATGGTTTTATCCTCTTAGGGGGTAGAGTCCCCATTTGTCACTATATCTACGCCAGATTAAAGGCACCTTAAGCCTCAGTCGGGGTTGGCAATGATGCAGGAGATCAGGATATGGTGGGGCAGGCATGAAGTGCAGACAATAAAAAACCCGCCTCGGCGGGTCTTACTTCATATACTTAGCAATAACATCATGTTTTACTTTAAAATAAGAAAACCCAGACTTTAGCGTGATGCAACATTCATCACCACCCACATGTAAATCTGCAATTTTGTATCTACCCTCCGGAATATATCCATGATCCGCGCCATTATAAAATGGTTCATGCATCACCATATCTTTAGGTATCTCAACAAACCCTTTATCGATCCATCTATCGTACAGCCATGTAAAGTCTGCAAAAATCCTATTATTTGGTGGATTTGTTATATTTCTTCGCTGGATTATGAACGGTTCAGAAATATCATAAACGCCAATTAGTATGCTTCTCAAGCTGCTCTTCATTAGCATCTCATCCAAGTCACCGTTTTTAATTCCGATAGCAATAAATTCCAAATAATTAAGTATATAGCGTACGGCTGCGACTTTCTCTTTATCATTAGTGTCTTCGCTAGCAATTAGCTCCAGTGACATCTTTCTTGTTTTACCGGATGCAGTCATGAAGCATTTATTAAGCATTTCAACATTTTCCATATACTTTGCTGACAATCTAGTCTGTAGCAATGTATTTATAGTATGTTGCTTAATTGAATTTCTAATAGTAACCATGGAGCTTGTAATCCAACCTGCGACCGCCGCATATGCCGCAGTTAGAGTTACCCATGACTGTGCATTAAACTCTGATGAAGTAAGTGGAAATGTCTTTGGAAGTAAAAAGTGCCAAGCAGCAAAAATAAAATACGCACATGAGACAAAAATAAGCAAAAGACCCAGCGCTCGGCTGGGTCTTGTGAAAGTCTTTACAGTATTGAAGTTAATCAATTTATACAGCCTTTGCTCCGAGGCCTTCACCTTCATTATATTTTTTCATATTGACATCTCCTGTCTGCGGGTAAAAATTTAAATAAAACGACCATGACAAAAATAGCCCTTGCGTCGCAAAGGCTTCTCATGTTCATGGTCGTTTTATTTAAAGATCTTCCTGCTATTTAGGCAGGTTAAAGTACTTGATTTGTACTTTGTAAGGTAATTCTAGACAGTTCCGCGAGCGCTCACAACCGAGTTATCCACAGATTTCATGTTTTTTTCGCACAGTCAAGTGTCCCACTGAGAGTAAGTAACCTATTTGCGCAATGACCAGCACATGCTGTGCTTGGGGAGCGATGTTCTCATTGAAGGTGCTGAGAAATCAACACCTTCTTCTAGATGTTGCGGCCACTTCATGCCTTTGTGACAGAGTGGCAACAGGTTGGCGATGCTACTAGGGTTGCCATTCCATCTTCGGGAACTCTCTGCTCGTAACCATTCCTGCATAGCCTGACATCACGCACTAGTGCTTGCAACCCAAGAAAACATGAATCTATACCTCAATACCACACCGCCACACCACCATGGTGCGAGCAAGTCCCCCGCCGATGGGCGCTGAACGAATACGACCCATCACCACACTTGGCCGACGCGCTTACCGGTTTGGAGGCCAAGTGCACCGGGCGATGAATCTGCCGACCATCGACGTTGGTGTAGGTATCGCCATCCGTGACAATGTTCGTTGTACCGGTGACGTGGTGCTTGTGGTGATGCGGCACCCTCGCCTTGGGCTGGTGCGGCGACAAGCGCCAGTGCAGCAATGGCGGAAATCAGTAGTTTCTTAAACATTTCGTTCCCTTTGCATGTTCAGCGTTTTGACATGTGACATTGGCATGTCCTCATGCGGTTGCAAAGAATCCCGCTTGCGCGGGACTCTGGTGTGGCGGCTATCGTCCTAGATATTGAAGCTAACGGATACCACCAACCCAACGACATGCAGCGTATCCGGATCATCTGGCTTAGCGTTGATTTCCCGGTAGAGCTTTTCATTGTCCGAGTGAATTGTCACCGAACCATCCATCTGCTTATAAAGCCGTTTCACGTAGCATTCGTTGCCCCGGCAGATAACGTGGACCTTCCCATTCGCTATCTCCTGTTGCCGGTGAACAATCAGGCTTGCCCCGTTCGGTATGGTCGGCTCCATAGAATCGCCCGACGCAACAATACTGAACAGGCTTTCTTTCTTGTAGCCGTGACGCTTCGCCCAGAGCCGTTCGGCAATAGTTAGGGTCGCCCTTGGTATCAACCTCAAGGATGGGCGTTCCATGGCCAGCTGACGCCTTGAGCGTGTAGCGAGGAACGGAAATTACGGCATCGCCAGCTTCATCTTCCGCGTCCAGCAACACAACAGGCCGCATTGGCGTGTTGACTGGCAAGCCGAGGTCAATGACCTCCTTCTGGCCTTCTCCAGTTTTCAGCCACTCAGGATTTACCCCAAGCACCTTAGATAGCTCCAAGGTGAAACGCGACTCGCCGGATCTGTTCTCGATGTTACCGATCGTGGAGGCATGTTTCGCCCCGATTGCCTTGGCAAGCCCAGCTTGAGTAAGCCCTAGCTCCTCGCGCCGCTCCCTAACTCTATCGCCGTATGTCTTCATGAACACAATCGTATCTGCAAGTTCTATCACATGCGTGTCAATATCCTTGCCTTCAAATACACAATCGTGTTTAATCTGTGTCATGGACTGGATCAACGTTATCTCCTCTCTCAAGGCAGCAGGACTCTCGCTTGAAGAAATAGCTAAAGAGGTCGACTGCTCTGTTTCTCTACTTCGGGCGCTATCTCGTAAAGCGCGAGGAAAGCGGCTCTCTTACGACGTCGGTCGGAAGCTTGAGTATCTGTATGAGAAATACCGACAGCCTGACGCTGCCTAATCCAACCAACCAACTGATAAGGAGGCTCCCCATGCGCAAGCGTGACCCTCTGGTGATGGAAGCAAAAAGCCGCTTAACGGAGGCGGAGTACGAAGACCTTCAGGTTGCTGCCGACATGGAAACCGGCGGGAACATTGCGGCATATCTTCGTAAAACCATCCGCGAAAAGCTGTACGGCCAACTGGGTTCAAGCGTACGCGATACCCCGAAGGCAGGCAGTCCCGTAGCGGCCTGAAACGTCCCTACTTCTGGCAGAAAAATGAGTGATGACCATGTTGAAACACGACTGCTTGTTCCGGCTGATATAGCCGCACAAGTGGAAATCGCCCGGTCAAGGGATGGGAAACCATTGAATGACTACTGGGTTGAGACGATGGACCGCCGACTCAATGGAGTTCTCGCGGCTTATCGGAAAGAAAAGCGGGATGAGCAGGGCTGAAAAGGCCCTAGTTCTGTTTTTGCAAAAGAAAACCCCACCGTCAACGGCCGGCCGGGCCTCGGGTGGGGTTCTCAGATACAGAGGTAAGTATGGCCGAATCATTCAACATAGACAAGCACAGCCGCCGTGTTTATTGGCTATGCAAGCGCATGGAGTCAGCCCGGAACCGTGGGCGTATTACTCGTGCCCGTGCGTGCTGCCTAGCCTTGCAGCGCGAGATTGACCGCCGCCCAGCGTGGTTTATCGCGCAGCTTGAGCAAGACAGGGGGCTGGCATCATGAGCGCCGCAGAGAAGATCATCAGCCTGGCAGAGCGCCGTGCAGCCATTGCCCCGGTCGAAGGGAAGAAGCGCATGCAGGACGGTTTCACCGCTATTCCGAATGACGTGGAGGACGCACTGCTTCGCTCCCCGCTGACGCATCGCCAAGAGCGTGTATTCCGCGCCATCCTGCGCAAGACGCTTGGCTTCAACAAGACCGAAGATTGCATTGCCACCACACAGATTTCAGAGCTAACTGGAATTGATGAATCCCCGGTTCGCAAGTGCGTCAATGATCTGGTTGACATGGGATTGGTTGCACGGGGTCGACGCACAAAATTTGGGACGTTCATCACCCCAAATCTTGATGTTTCATCATGGAATTTCAAACAGGACGAATCGTCCCGTTTACCGTCCCAAACAGGACAAATCGTCCCGAATAAACAGTACGATTTAGCCCCCCACAAAAGACAATTACAAAAGACAGTTAAAGAACCTAACGGTTCTTCGTCCTCGGCCAAGCCGAAGACCGACAAAATCGCCTGCCCACATGCACAGCTGATCGACCTGTATCACGAAGAGCTTCCTACCTGCCGACAAGTCCGTGAGTGGAACGATGCTCGCAAGAGCCTCATGCGTGCCCGCTGGAACGAGAAGCTGGCAGCTGGCAAGTATCACGACTTGCAGACTGGACTTGCCTACTGGCGCCGGTTCTTTGCCTACGTCAACCAATCCGACTTCCTGACCGGCCGCTCAGAACCGGGCAATGGCCGCAAGGTGTTTGTTGCTGACCTTGAGTGGATCATCCGTCCGACCAACTTCGCCAAGATCGTTGAGGGCAAGTATCACGAGGAGGCTGGCGAATGATCCCCCTGCACAGCCATGAATCTGAGCAGTCCGTCATCGGCGCGATGCTGATCGACCCTCGCCGCTTGGATGACGTACTGGACGTGATCTCCTCTTCCGACTTCTACGACCCGAGCCACCGAACGATTTTCGGCGCCATTGAGGCCGTCCACCTGAACAAAATGCCGGTGGATGTGGTGACGGTTGGCGAGCAGCTGGAAACGCGCGGCGAGCTGGAGGCGGCTGGCGGATATGGCTACATGGCCGATCTGGCAAAAAACATCCCGTCGGCAGCCAACGTCATGCGCTACGTGAAGATCGTCAACGAGCGCTCCCTGCGCCGCCGCCCTGGTGAACCTTGGCGAGCAGCTGACGGTTTCCGCGACCGAAGTCGAGGACGTCGAGGAGCTGATCGAATCCAGCATCAAGGCGATTGAGCAGGCCCAACCGGAGTGTAGCGAGGACGATCTGGCCACCGGCTCCGACCTGTGTGCAGAGGCCCTGCAATTTGTCACGGAACGCTTCGAGAACAAGGGTTCGATTGGCGGCGTGCCAACTGGATTCATCGACGTGGACAAGCGCCTGCTTGGCATGAAGCCGGGTGACCTGATCATCGTTGCTTAAGCCGCCCCGGCATGGGTAAGACCGTGTACGGCCTGAACATCGCCAACCACGTTGCCGACCACTCCGGCCCGGTGCTGTTCGTTTCGCTGGAGATGTCCAAGCTGCAACTTGGCCTTCGCCAGCAGGCCAACTTCGGCGGCATCAGCATGACGGCCTTGCAAGAAGGCAATCTTGACGCGGAGGACTTTAACTTCCGCCTGCCAAATGCCGTTCGCCGGGCCACGGAATCCCGCCTGTATTGCGACTTCCGCTCTGGCCAGACCGCCGCGCAAATCCGTGCCAAAGCCAAGGCCGTGAAGCGCAAACACGGTCTGTCCATGATCGTGATCGACTACCTCGGCAAGATGACCGCGCCCCGGGCAGAAAACCGCACGAACGAGGTACGGATGATGGTTTCCGCACTCAAAGACATGGCGAAAGACCTGCAAGTGCCCGTCATGGCGCTGGCCCAACTATCCCGCAAGGTTGAGGACCGACCCAACAAGCGCCCGATGATGTCCGACCTGCGCGACTCCGGCGACATCGAGCAAGAGGCCGACGTCATCCAGTTCCTATACCGGGACGAGTATTACGACCACGACAGCCCACACCGCGGATACGTGGAGGTCATTACGGCAAAGCAGCGCATGGGTGAGCCAGGCACCGATTTTCTGGTGTTCCAAGGACAGTACAGCCGCATGAGCAACGCCGACATGCGGGAGGTTCACCGAATGGATGCTGTCGCCTCGGCCAAGCCATACAGCAAGAAAACACGGGGGTTTGACGCATGACCGACACATTCGCTATCCCGAATCCCAACAGCCTGCGCCCCGTCATGCTCCGCGTATGGGAGGCCGTCAATGCCGAGGTCAAAGGCGAGCAAGAAGCCGTGCAGGTGGTCATCAAAAAGATGAGCAAGCGCAGTGCCGAGGCAAACGCCCTGATGTGGGTACGCCTGCATGAGCTGGCCGCACAGACCGACTGGCACGGCATCAAGCTGTCCCCGGATGAGTTCAAAGACCTGCTATCGGCCGGACTGGTGAAATCCAAGGTGGTGCCGAACATCGACGGCACCGGTTTCGTGATCGTCGGCCAGCGCACCAGCAAATTCACCGTTGCTCAGATGAACGACATGATTACGCTGATCGAGGCATTCGGCAGCGAGCGCGGGGTTCGGTTCAGTGCTGATCCGCGCATTGTTCCGAAAGCCAAGAAGCAACAGACCATCCGGTAAGCGTAACCGTGGAAGGCGAATATGAGGTGGCAGCATGAACGGCGTTGCTATCTTCCTCTGCGACATCACTGGGATTGCCGGTGAGCCGTGGCTCGCTGCTGGGTACGACATTGTGCTGGTTGACCCACAGCACACCCGATACATGGTGGAACGTACCACATCCGGCGCAACCGTCGAGCGTATCCCGCTGACGATCCTGCAAGCAGCGCAGCGCCTGGGTGAGATCGTACGCGGTCGGCATGTCGTTTTTGTCGCAGGTTTCCCTCCATGCACTGACGTAGCGGTATCTGGTGCCCGCTGGTTCGAGGACAAGCGAAAGGCTGATCCACATTTCCAGGCCAAGGCAGCACTGGTGGCCGAGCAGTGCCGCATGGTTGGCGAGCTTTCCGGAGCGCCTTGGTTATTCGAGAACCCAGTTTCTGTGCTCTCCAGCATCTTCGGAAAGCCGGATCACACCTTCCACCCATGGCACTTCACCTCGCTGGAGCCTGACGACAACTACACCAAGCAGACGTGCCTATGGGTCGGTGGCGGGTTCGTTATGCCTGACGCCTGCCCTGATGCCTCGCTGGGCGAACCGGATAACCGGATCCACGCCTGCCCTCCCTGGTGATGACCGGGCGAACATCCGCAGCGCTACGCCTCGTGGATTCTCGATAGCCGTCTTCATGGCTAACGCTCCGCACCTGAAACGCCAGCCGAATCTGTGGGAGGCGGCATGAGCAGCAAAACCACCCGCAGCGCCAAGACCGTGCCACGCCCCTACTCCGGCCCGTCTTTTCAAGATGTGGCGACAGCTGATTTCAAGAAGCCAGATCGCATCGAATCAGCTGCAATCCGCGCCAGTGCTAGAGGTGAGGACTGCACTTTCCAGATCGTTGGCGTCTGCAATCAACAAACAGACACGACCGTGCTCTGTCATCTACCTGACGAAAGCCATGGCATGAGCCGCAAGGCTGACGACCTCAGCAGCGCCTACGGCTGCTCTGCCTGCCATGACGTGATCGATGGCCGTGTGAAGCATGACTGGCAGCCTGGCGAAAAGGACTTCTACATGCGGCGTGCGCAGAACAGGACGTGGCGACGGCTGCGCGAAAAGGGACTGCTGATCATAAAGGGTGCCGCATGACATGGACAAAGGTTAGCGCCCTCTGCATCGCATCCGGCCCGTGGCGCATCTTCCGGTACAACCGCGCCGATCCCGAGTATTTCGAACTGTGGCGTGGCGATGAATTCACTGGGCGATACGAGACAAGCGCCAAGGCAAAAGAAGCGGCGGAAATGTTATGGGACGAAGCGGCGTGATGCAGAAAAATTTACTGGCCTTGGGCCGACTCAAAACTGGCGTCATGAACAAAACCGAGGCCGCCTACGCCGCGCACCTTGAACAACGCCAGCACGCTGGCGAGGTAGCCTGGTTCAAGTTCGAGGGCCTGAAGTTCCGGTTGGCCGACAACACGTTCTACATGCCCGACTTCGCCGTAATGCTTGCCACCGGTGAGATGGAGGCCCACGAGGTAAAAGGCCACTGGATGGATGACGCACGGGCAAAGATCAAGATCGCCGCCGACATGTACCCGTTCCGCTTCATCGCCGTGAAGGTACAGCCAAAGAAGGCTGGCGGCGGCTGGGCAATCGAAGAGTTTTGAAATCTGGCAGGTAGAAGCAACAAGGGGAATTGAATGACGGATTTGGGTTTGGTGAGATACATGCGACTGATGGACATTCCTCTGGAAGCACTGGAAGCACTGGAAAACTGGGGGCGCTGGCAGCGTCAGCGTGAGGGCCGCAATCGCTCACCCGGGCTTGAGGGGAAATTCCGCTCCAATCGCTGCCCTGCCTGCTACGAGCATGACGACCCATGCGAGGACTGCCAGCGTAATGCTCCGCACGGCCAGCAGATCGACATGGCGCTGGCGCTTGCTGTGGAGCGAGCTATCACGCGCGGCGCGTTCACACTGGCCAAGGTGTTTCTGTATAGCGGTACCGGGAAAGGCCGAATCGCCGAGCAGTGCTATTGCAAAGAGCAGGCCATCTTGCTGGCGCACTTCCGTGGCATCCGGGTATCACAGCACGGATACGCGAGCAGTAACCCAAAGGCCACCTGCCGGGCATTCGGCATTCAGATTGACGAGTACGACCGGCACGTGGCTAATCTCGTGCGCATGGTCTGGAACAGAATGAAAGCAACCCGTTGACATTGACAAGATCATGCTTCAAACTGTCTTTGACAGTTTGCCTACCTCAGAGCATCGAGTGATCTTCCAGCCGAATGGCTGGATTGTCATGCCTGAAAGAATCAGACATAAGCCCCACGTTTCGACGCGGGGCTTTGTCGTTTATGACAGCAATACCAACTTGGTCACCCCACTCTGGCAATCTTGCTTGTGATCAAAAATTCAGATACATCCTGATTATTGGTGGCCCTGATCAGCTTTTCGGCTACTTGTTGAATCTGATGGGAATTGTTTTCGTAACAATCTACCGCTGCCGCTTCGCCTCCGGGCTAAGCTTATAAACATCCTGAAGAGCTTCAGTTGAGATAAACACCAACTTCGTGGATCCATCCACAATGGCCTGAAAGCTGACACACATTCTTGTTCCGTTGAAACCATGCTTTCCAGCTGGGAAAGTAATATTCATAAAACTTACCTCTTTTCAGTTGTAAATGTATTAGATGTCGTGGCTTTTTCGATAAATACAAGCCAATTAATGCTATAGGGGTAATCCATGCACATGGAACACGCCAAGCCGGTACTCGACGCCTGCCACCTGCACGAAGGCCAGCATGTACTGATGGCATCAGGCCGAGCCGCACGTGTGGCTGACGTAGGCCAGCACGCCATACGCTTCGAGTACCGGAACAGCGCGGGCCGGATGACTACATCGTGCTGCCACGTCACCGGGTGCCTGAGATGGTGCGGGTTTAGGCTATTCCGAAGGTACAACACTGCATCTAATCGCCTCGCTTATGCGGGGCGTTTCTGTTTTTGGCCTCGCTATTTTCTGCGGGGCTTTTTTACGTCCATCCCATTGGAGAAACTATGGACAATTTGATGGAGCTTTCATTCGAGAATCAACCGCTGCAACTGATTGAGCACGACGGACGGCTGTGGCTGAAGTCTGCTGATATTGCTCGCGCGCTGGGTTATGCGCGATCCGATCGAATGGGGCGTGTTTACGATCGACACCAGGCGGAATTCTCCGCGTCGATGACCACGATTTTACGGACCCCCAGTTTGGGACGTGGATCGCCGCCTTTGGAAGAGCGCCTGTTCAGCCTGCGCGGCGCCCACCTGCTCGGCATGTTCGCCCGTACTGCAAAGGGTGTGGCTTTCCGCCGCTGGGTACTCGACCAGCTTGAAAGCATCGAGGCACAGAACAAGGCCAACCGATCGCTGATGGCAGAATGGTATGAAGCCAAAGCAGAACTCGATAACCAGCAGCGATTCGCCAGCCTATGCGGAAAAGGATTGAATGACCACAGGCGGCGAAAGCCAACACTAACTCAGCGTGTGATGCAGATTGCTGACCGCATACAGCCTTCACTGCTACTCACCTAACCCGGCCAAGCGCCGGGTTTTTTGTTTCGCACGGTTGCTGGCCACGGCCAAGCGTAGAACCACACGGTAAGCCGTGCACCCCTATCATTTTTGCGAAATTAACCCCATGAAGAGGTGCATCCATGCCGAAATGCGGGGCATCAACCCGCAAAGGCGGGAAGTGCCAACGCGAGGCGCTGCACGGCAAGCGCCGATGCGCCTTGCATGGCGGTAAAAGCACTGGACCTGTAGGACATAAGAACGCCGCCAAGCCGGGCAGCCTCTACAGCACCTACATGACGCCAGAAGAGCAAGAGATAGCCAGCCAGCTGGAGCTTGGCCGCGTCGATGAAGAGCTACGGCTCACCCGGATACGGCTGATGCGTGCACTGAAGCTGGAGCAAGAGCGCGGCGGCACGGCGGAACTGGACGAGCGCATCGAGCGCGATGGTGCTGAAAACGTCTCGGCGCGAATGGAAGAGAAGTACAAGGTCCGCGACTACGCCGGGATGATCGACAGACTGACGGCGCGGATTGAGTCGCTGGAGGCACGTCGGGCATATCTGATGGGGCAGGAGCAAGAACGCCGAATGCGCGAGCTTGATCTTGCCGAGAAGGAGCGAGCTGCGTCCGGGTTGATGGGTGGCGTGGACTTTACGGTACGCCGAGCTGGCGAGGAGTTGGGCGATGCGCCGTCAAATTGACATCCGCCTGACCGTTCCGCAAGAGGACTTCGTGTTCTCGCCTGCCAAGTTTCCAGCCTTCGTCGGCGGGTTTGGAGCCGGAAAGTCAGAGGCGCTGGTCACACGCCTGCTGTTGCTAAAGCTGCGCTACCCCGGAAACGATGTTGGCTACTTCGCCCCGACCTATGACCTGATCCGCCTGATTGCCTGGCATCGCTTTGCCGAGAAGCTGGAGCAGTGGGGTATCCCGCACAAGCTCAACAAGTCGGAAAACACTCTGGCTGTTCATGGTGCGGGCCGAGTGATCTTCCGCACGCTCGATAACCCCGACCGCATCGTCGGCTTCGAGATCGGCGATGCCGGAATCGATGAATTCGACACACTGGCCGAGAAGCAGGCCGACAACGCCCGGAACAAGGTTTTGGCGCGCTGCGCAAGAAGCCTGACGGACTGCCCAATACCTGCTGCGTGGCGACCACGCCGGAAGGCTTCCGTGCGACGTACCGCAAGTGGGTGAGGGACGCCAAGGCCGAATATGCACTGTACCGCGCGCCCACGCTGTCGAATCCGTACCTGCCAGCCGATTACGTCGATGGGCTGCGCCAGACCTACCCGCCTAACCTGCTGTCGGCCTACATCGAAGGCCAGTTCGTCAACCTGAACTCCGGCGCGGTCTACCCAGACTTCGACCGCCAACTTAATGGCTGTGACACGCTGATACAGCCGTTCGAACCCATCGACGCGGGGGTGGACTTCAACGTCTACAACTGCACGGCCATCCTCTACGTCCAGCGTGGCGACGAGTACCACGCTGTCGGCGAGCTGACCGGCGTCAGGGATACACCGACACTGGCGCGGATGCTGGTCGAGCGCTTCCCGGATAACCCGGTGACGGTCTACCCCGACGCCTCTGGGCAGGGGCACAAGTCGGTCAATGCGGCGCTGTCCGACCTCGCCATCCTGAAGGCCGTGAGCCTTACGGTGCGGGCGAACGGCACTAATCCCGCCGTGCGCGACCGCCGGCCGCGATGAACGCGCTGATTCAGGACGGCGCCGGGCGGCGACGGCTAAAGGTCAACACGATGGCCTGCCCGAAATACACCGAGACACTGGAGCAGCAGGCATACGGTCCGAACGGCGAGCCGGACAAGACATCCGGGCTTGACCACGCGGGCGATGCCATTAAGCGGCTATCCGGTGGCCTTCAAATTCCCTGTGCTACGTCGCGCAGGCTTTACCGTGGCGTAAACATGGCAAAACTATTCGACAACCTCAAGCGTATGGCTGGACGATTGCGCAAACAGCCGATGCGCGATACCACCAGCTACGCGATGCTGCGGCGCATCGGCCTCAGCCAAGTCAGCAAGGCCCGTCCGCTGCCAAAGCCGACGCTAACCAATCTGCGCGCGCTCAGTCACACCCCGTACTGCCGCCGCGCCATCAACGCGGTCAAGGGACGGCTGGTGCATCTGCAGTGGGAAGTAAGGCCGGTCAAGGGCGTGAAGCTTAACGCCGAGCTACAGCGACAGATCGACATCGCTACCGCCTGCCTGATGCAGCCGAACGGCGACGACTCGCTGCGCACGCTACTGGAGCAGGTTGCCGAGGACTGGATGATCTTCGGTGCTGGTTGCTACGAGCAGCAGGCGGCGAGCGACCCGAACCGGCCAGTATGGCTGTGGCCGGTAGATGCACAGTCCATCCAGATTTTCCCGCTGTGGTCTGGTGGCCCGAACGAGGCCCGCTACGCGCAGGAAATCGGCTATGGCCAACTGAATCTGCTGCGCAATGACGAGCTGGTCTATCTGCGCGCCAATCCATCGACGGCAACGCCATATGGCTACGGCCCGGTCGAGATCGCTTTCCGCGATATCTCGCGCCTACTGGGCGCGCAGGAGTACGCCGGACAGGTGGCCAGCAATGCCGCGCCATCGCAGATCATCGCACTGCTTGGTGCCGATCAGACTGCCGTCGATACGTTCCGTGGTTACTGGACCAACGAGATCGAGGGAAAGGGCATGACGCCAATTGCTGGCGCAGAGTCCGTTGGTGGTCAAGCTGACATCAAGGTACTACCGCTACACCCGAACAACGACAGCGCCCTATTCCTGCAATGGCAGAACCTGCTTATTCGCAGTATCGCCGCCGCGTTCGACCTGTCACCGGCAAACCTTGGCGCCGAGGACCACCAGAACCGAGCCACCGCCGAAGTGGCGGAAGAGCGCGATATGGACAGCGCCGTCCGCCCGTTGGCGTCTCTGCTGGCGTCGCACCTGACCCGCGAAACGATTCAGGGCCTGATGGGATTCAGTCAACTGGAGATCGTGCCGCTTGGGCTGGATCGTGATGATGAGAAGGCTGGAGCTGAGGTGTTCAAAATCGAATACACCGGAAACGCCATCACTCCTAACGAATACCGCGAGCGACGCGGCATGCCACCGCACAAGAGTGACGTGGCGAACATGCTATTCACCGATGCCAGGCCAAGTATGGCTTGCTTAGCCATCGATAAAACCACACCGCAAGGATGACCAATATGGCCGCAGCCAAAAAGACGATTCGCAGGAAGCGAAGACCGGACTGATCGAGCAAATTACCGCTGATGTACGTGAGCTGGCCGTCGCTGGAAAGCACACCGAGGAAGCGGCGCTGTCTACCGTACTCGCTCGCCTGCATAGCCTGAAAACCGCCATGGTTGGCGTCGAGCATGAGGCGCTTGGCGAGATTAAGTCGCTGCTGGGCTGACCATGGACCCGATCGAACAAAACGATCTACCGCCAGACGGCGAGCAGGATAAACCGGATGAGTCAGACAGCCACAAGGCGCTGATCGCGGCCATCCTGCTTGCCCTGCTTGGCTTCCAGCGCGATTACTTGCTGCTGTATTTCCCTCCTGAAGGGAATGAGCGGCCAGACCTGTCGCCGTATGCGCCGTCAGGACCAAATGGCTCTCCATCTCGAGGCCCCTCGTCACCCAATCCGCACCGACCGCCATCCGGACAGCCATCGCCGCACGCGCCAACCCTGAGCACTGACAGTCTGAAAAGCGACTCGCAGCGCATCGCCGACTGGATGGCTCGTGAGATCAGCGACACGCTACAGAAGCGTGCCGCCGCGGCTGCTGCCAAAGCTAGGCTCGATGGGCTGGACGAAGAAGGAATAAAGGACGCTATCAAGAAGGTGGTCGAGTCCGATGCGCTGGCCGATGTATGGGCCAATGCGCTGGCGACCACGCTACTCGGCGCCGCTTCGCTGGATACCGCCGAACAGATCGGCGTTGGCACGATGACCGGACAACGCAGCGAGATAACCGCGTGCGTGACACACACCGGGAAATGGATGGCCAGCAGCGTGCGCCGGGCGAGGAATTCGAATCACCCAGCGGCGCTACGGCACTGCACCCGGGCGGATTCGGTGACTGGAGCGAGGATGCGAACTGCCGATGCCAGCTCATTCCGTCAGACGGACAGCACGATGCTACATGGCACCGTTTCGAGCAAATCCGCGCTGATGCAGTGCCAGGACTGAAAGATGCCGTGCGCGAACTGATGAATTCTCACTTGGACGACTTGATGAACATGACCAACATACAGGCCATGCGGTTTGACCTGTCCGCCATGGCCATCGCACTACCCGACGAGTCTCACCCGAACCGGCTGCCGTTCTCCGGTGTGCTGACCAAGGTAGGCGAACCGAGCGACAACCCGCCGGACGGAGCAAATGGCAGGCGTGTGCTGATCCCGACCGATGTAGCGGAGAAGGCGCTCGACAGCCTTGCCGCCATGGGGGTGGACTTCACTGCCGATTATTCCGGCCACGACCCGACCAAGAAGATCGGGGTCATCACCGCCGCTGAGATTGAGGGAAACGACCTCACCATCAGCGGCTTTTTTTATGCGCAGGACTTCCCCGATGAAGTGGCGTTCATCCAGGCCAACAAGGACCGGCTCGGCTTCTCCTACGAGGCGCAAGTCATGGTCGAGGACCAAAACGCTAATCCTTTGACGGTTAGTCACTGTGTGTTCACTGGTGCAGCGGTGTTGTTCAAGGACAAGGCCGCCTACACAACCACCTCTCTTCAAGCATCAAAGGACTCCACCCAAATGGACGAACAACTGAAAGCGGCCCTTGAGGCCATCACCCAATCGGTGGCCGGACTGGCTGCCGAAGTTGCAACCATCAAGGCCAGCGCCACCGTACAAGCCGGTTCCGTGCTGCATAAGGTCAAACCGCACAGCGACGCACTGCGCGCCTGCGCTGACAAGCTCGAAGCCGATGGCATCGGCGCTGACCCGAAGCGTGGCCATGTTGCCGTGCTCCGCCATATGGCCGACAGCATGGAGGCCTCCGCCTGCACTGGCAACCTGCCGAACATCTATACCGGTGGCGATTTCTACTACGCCAGCGCCGAGCAGAAGGCCTACAAGAAGGTAGCCGAGCTGGAAAAGACCGTCGATGACCTGTCGGCCAAGCTGGAAGCTGCCGCCACCGTCGCCGCTGACGCCAAGAAGGCTGCATTCAACGCTGCATCCGCTCCCGATCGCAAGACCGTGTCCCCGGTCATCGCTGCGCTGCTGAAGAAGGGCGGCATTACGCTGGAAGCTTCCGGTGACAACAAACTCAACGACACGCAACTGGATGCCGTGATGAAGGCCTCCGGCGCGAATACTCCGGCCCAGCGCATGGCCAAGAAACTCGAACTGCAAGCCGCCTACCTGCTGTAAAGGAAACACGCAATGACTGCACAATTCCAAAGCCTGAAGGCAGCCGCTGACCAGCTCGGTAACGGCGCCATCGAAGTACCGATGTTCCGGACGAGATCGTTGATCTGGTACGCCGCGAGTCGGTAGCCCTGCAGCGCATCCCGGCTGTGCTTACCACCGGTCACCCGCACCGCTACTTCGAGCAATCCGCTGTTGCGGCTGGCTCGTTTACCGACCCGCGCAGCATCACGCCGACTCCGAGCGGCCCGACCCGCGTAGAACGCGCCCTGTTCATCAAGGCCATCGTCGCACAGACAAACATCGGCCTGTTCGACAAGGAAGTGACCCAACAGCAGGGCCAGTTCGCCAGCGTTGTCGCCAAGGACATCGAAGACGTGGCAAGCGGCATCATTCGCACCTCTGCCGCCGCGCTGTGGAACGGTAACGACACTTCGCTGACTGCCCCGACCACGACCCAATACATGGGCCTTCTGGCGCAGATCACGCAGCAATTTTCCGTTGCGTCTGGCGCATCCATCGTGGATGGCATCAAGACTGCCGTGGCAACCATGCTGGCAGACACCACCCACAACGTCCGACCGAGCGCGATTTACCTGAATCCGCTGCTGATCGACCTGATCGAAAAAGAAGCCAAGTCGGTCAAGCTGGAATTCAACACCATCGAAGTGACGCCGGGCGTTACCGTCAAGGCCATCGCCACGCAGGCGCCCTGCCGCTCATTCCGGACCCGTTCATCCCGACTGACAGCTCCGCCGCCTATGGCTTCACTGCGCCGACCGGTGGCACCAAGAACTACTACGCTGTGATCGTGACCGAGGACATGCTGGAGCGTGCCTATATTTCTGGTGAAACGCAGAACCCGAACCCGCGCGTGTTCCAGCTCGGTCTGCAATCGGCGCTGTCCGGCCAGTACGTCGGCGTGCTGTTCGATAACATCGTCGCCAAGGCTGCCGCCTACGCTCACGCCGTGGTATGCGTGAACAAGTAATACCCAGCAGTAACCGCGAAAACTGATCCGGCCACGAGCCGGTATTTTTTCGCCCACACCCCGGCCATGCGCCGGGGTTTCCCGTTTATGAGGCGACCATGATTGTCTATCACCCTGTCACCCGCGACCGCACGACGCGCACCATTTGCCAGCCCTGGAACCCTGTACCCGAACAGCGATTTTCTGGAGCCTGACGGCACGCCCAAAACGTTCGTCGTGGAGTTTCGCTACGGCAAGGCCGAGGTGGCTGACAATCTTGGGCGCTACCTAATTGACCAAGGGCTTGCACAAGAGTCCGTGATACTGATGGCGGCCTGACATGAGCTATGTGACCACAACCGAGGCGCAGGACTTCGGCGCCGAGCCCGATGTGACGCAGTCTCAACTTGATCAGGCTGGCCGGATGGTAGATGCCTACCTGAAGCGACCGGAAGGGCTGATCTACGAGGTGGATGGAACCGGCAACCCTGTCTGCATGGCCGGGCTGTCACCGTCAGGATCGTTCACGGTGGGCGCGCTGTCTCCGGGTCTGAACGTTGCCGCCACGCTGGCCGGGCCGGTGCAACTGCTGCAGGTGGGCGATGTGCTGATCGCAGATCGCGGTACGACTACTGCCGAGGCGCTGGTGATCGTCAGCCTGTCCGGAGCGAATGTGACATTCCGACGCGTGCGTTATGCCCACGACGGTACTCAGCCGCTGCTGTCCGGGCTGGCGCTGTCAGAGCAAAAGACCACGCCAAACGACCGAGCCATCATTAGGCTGTCGCGCATTCCTGTGGCCGTTCCGCTATCCGGTGTTGGGCGCTACGGATACCGACACCGTGGGGATATCCCGCAGACAGACCCGAACACGCTGTTCGCGCTGTCGGTGACGTTCGGCGGCCCGCCGCGCTGGGAGGTGTTCGACCCAATCAATGCCGCAATTGACCCGCGCACCGGTCAGGTATGGGTGCCAGCTGGTCTGCTGATGGCCTATTACGCCGAAGTGCGCCTGCACTATCTGGCCGGATGGTCTACCGCGCCAGACGCGATCAAGAGCGCCGTGTGCCGCATCGCCAACAACATCAGCCAGTACGGCTATGGCGTTCCGATGCAGGCCGAGCGCGTGGACGGAATCAGCTATACCCGCGCCAATGGAGGCAAGCTGGCCAACGGCGGAATGATCGACGCGGCAACCGAAGAGCTACTGCAGCCCTACCGCGTGAGGCCGCTGGCATGAGCATCGCAAAGACCCTGCAAAACATGGTGCGGAAGCGCGGAACCAAGCTAACCGTCACCCACACGACCGCCAGCGCGTTCGACCCGGCTACCGGTGGTGTGACGCAGACAACGCAGTCCTCCACCGCCAAGGGCATCGTGTCCGCCGTCAACACGCGCGAGGTAAACGGCACGACGATCCAGCTCGGGGATAAGAAGGTACGTTTCTACGCACCAGATCTGAGCTTCGAGCCGGTCCCGAACGACAGCGTGACAATCGGCGGCCAGCCGTGGAACGTGTCTGATGTGCTGCCGACGTGGGAAGGTGATTCCGCTGTTTCGTATCTGCTGATTGTGAGGCGCTAATGGGAGACTTCGGGCAGCAGGTCAAAGATGTGATGGATGCGTACAAAGCTCGGCTGCTTGCCGTTGCGCAGTCCAGCATCTCAGACCTGACAGACGAAGTACTGTTCATGGCGCGAACGCCTGTCGATACCGGTGCGTTTCTAGGGAACATGAACGCGAGTATAGGCAGCCCTGATTCATCATTCAGCCAAGGGAAAACCGATCCTGACGGCGATAGAACCCGCTCTGCCATACAGCAGACCATCATGGCTGTTGCGCTGGGTGATGTGTTCTACCTGACTAATGGGGCGCCCTATGGGCCAGTCTTGGAATATGGCCTCTACCCTAACCCGCCGAAAGGCGGAACCGGAAAGACCACCGGCGGATTCTCGACGCAGGCCCCGGCTAACGTGTTCCGAGTATCGGTTGCCAAGTGGGATGAGATCGTGAAGAAGAACGCACAAGGGCTTAATGCCTCCGGCCTAACCGCTACGTTTACTGGTGGTAAGAAATGACCGAAAACGACGTCCTTTCCGCGCTGCGCACCCGACTGGCCGCGCTTAAGGCCCCACCGATCGCATGGCCTGGTGTGCCGTTCACGCATGCCAGCTCTATCTGGCCTTCGCTGATCTTCCGGTGAGCGAGTCAGCCGCAGGCATTGGTGAAAACGCGCCTAACCTGCTGCGCGGAATCCTACAGGTGACGGTCGCCGGGCCGTCAGGTGTCGGTACGCAAGCGACCGATGCAGTATCGCAAGCCGTAATGCAGCACTTCAAACGCGGAACGGTGATTCCGGCTGGAGACGGTTATGTGCGCGTTGAGTCGGTGAAGCGCGCGCCGATCATCATGGGTGACGCATGGGTAAACCGCCCCGTCAGCATCACCTACTACGCCTACACGACAAACTAGCCCGCGCGAGCGGGATGTAACGATCACTGCCCGCCATTTGGTGGGCTTTTTCATTTGTTTGAAGGATGAGACATGCCCGCCATTGTCATTCCCGCTTACAGTAAAACCCGGCTGGCCATCTGCGCCGAAACCACGCCCGGAACGCTGCTTAAGCTAACCCGGTTTTCATGACCCGACGCATCGAGTCGCTGAAACCGAACTTTGCCCGATCGAACATGAAATCGAGCGAAATTACTCAGACGCGCCAGATCCTGTCGATGCGTCTCGGAACGCATTCCGCCAGCTACCAGTACGCCGCGCCGCTGATCTTGGGCAACCTTGATGCCGAGATTCAGGCAGCGTTCTCCAGCGCCCGGCAGTCCCCGACTTCCACCGGCTCGTTCGCGGCCGTCGCTGCCTCGCAGACCATCACCCGCTCGACGGGGTCATGGCTGACCGATGGCTTCCTTGTCGGCGACATGGTCAAGCTTTCAGGCTTCACCGTGACGGATAACAACAGCATGGTGGCGATGGTCACTGCACTGACGGCCACCACCATGACGGTGGACGTGCTCAAGCCGACCGATGCCACCACGCTGCTGGATGATGCGGCGGCAGCTTACCGCACCGTGGCACTGGCTGGCAAGCGCGTCTCAGTTGGCAATGCCGCGCTGACCACCTTCGGCATTGAGCACTACCTGCCGGATAACAGCGTCTATGAGCTGTTCAGCGGCATGGCCGTGAACAAGCTGCAGATCGATGCCAAGCCGGGCGACATGGTCAAGGCGACGATTGATTTCGTTGGCCTTACCTCGACGATTGGCAGCGCTCCTCAGGCTGGTGCCACCTACACATCCGCACCGACGAACGACCCGATGGATGCGTTCAGCGGCAAGCTGTACGTCGGCGGCGTGGCGTCTGGCAACATCACCACGCTGCAAGTCTCGCTCGACAACGGCCGCAAAACTGCTGACGGCGTAGTCGGGTCACCCGTCGCCCCGGGGCTGATCGAAGGCACCAACGACACGCAGGTTTCGTTGACCGCCTACTTCAGTGACAACTCGCTGGCCAACGCCTTCCGCAACGAGCAGTCAATTGCCATCGATGTTCCGTTCTTCGACCCGAACGGCACCGACTTCATCAAGCTGCGCATGGGTAACGTGAAGATCACCAGCGTTGACGAAGGCATCCAGATGAACGGCTACGTGCTGCTGACCATCAAGGGACAGGCGCTGCTGGATTCGGCATCAGGAACCAACTGCATCCTGCAGCGCAGCAATACGCCGTAACCGTCAACGACTTGCGCCCGCGCCTCTCTCCAAGGGGCCGGGCTTTTTCTTTGCCTTGGAGGCTACATGGACATTTCCGCACTCAATCTGACCGACAAAGCCGATCAGCCGAAGCCGGTAGAAATTTACCACCCTATCACCGGTGAAAAGACTGACATCGTGATCAACATTGTTGGCCGCGAGTCGACACAAGCACGCCGATTTGGACGCAAGGTACGGCAGGACATGTTCCAGCGTGCGCAGGAGCACTGGAAACAGGGAAAGGAAGTTCCAGCGCTGTCCGATGATGAGGAGGACGAGCTGGATGCCAGTCAGCTGGCCGCCATCATTACCGGATGGGATGGCATCGAGAAAGATGGCCAGCCGTACCCGTACAGCCAGGACAACGCGCTGGAACTGATGCGCACCTATCCGTGGATGGCGCGCCAGATCGACAAGGCACACAAGGATGACGAGCTTTTTTTCGGGAGCAAGCCGGACGCCTGATTGAGTGGGCACGGCACTACTTCGAGCTGAATCTGCCCGGTAAGGACGGAATTGCCCTCAAGTCGCATCTGGAAAGCGTGGAGAAGGCTACCGGTATCCGCCCGCCTGATCTTGATCCACCGTGTTCATTCCCTGCCCTGCTTGAGCCGGTGTGGCGATGGTTTGGTGAGCTGTCACAGTGCCGAGGCAACAACGGCTATGGGCCATTGCCGATCACCTATCAGGACATGGCAGCGTGGCAGGCATTGACCGGTGAAACGCCGACGTCGGAAGAAGTCAGGCTGATCATGGCGCTGGACGGGGAGTTCTTCTCTGTTCGAGCTGAGCGTGAAAAATAGGACGGTTGTACGCTATGCTGTTGTGATGGAAGTCGCCCTCATCATCCTGCTTGTTGTTATCGTCATCGCCAAACTGGCGCAGCCATCCGTGCGCGTCATGATCGTGATGACAGGGCAGCCGGAGGAAGATTACCAACCGCCTGAGCCTACTCCACCTGATGACCCGTACAAGCCAATATCGGTTGACCTTGAGTATCTATCCACGCTCAAGGGGGAAACGCAGGTTCAGCTAATGAGGATTGCTGCAGAAGATCACCTGCGCTGCATTCGGCTGGCTATCAAGGACAGAAAGCCTGATGTGGCCCGCCGTATTCTGCGATCGCTGATCGAGCAGTTCCCTGACGCCAAGATAAACGGAGTGGAACGAATGGAGCAGATCATCGCTGAGATGGAGCGGAATAAATCTTAAAATTTCGCTCGTTGATGGCATGGTGATAGGATGATGGCATCTAATGTTTGGTGTAGCCATGGACACATTTATTGATATTTGCGTTGCCATCGCTTTTTTCGGCGTGGCTATTTATCTTTATTTCCTGCCATCAACTATCGCAAGAAAGAACTTTCATCCAGACGCTGGCGCTATTTTCCTTGTGAACTTTTTACTAGGATGGATGCTTATACCTTGGGTTATCTGCCTTGCTTGGGCAAACAAAGAAAAAGAGCCGATAGACCTGAAAAACGGAGACGTGGTATTCGGCAAGAAGTACAAGTCATGCCCATATTGCGGTGAGACAGTGCTGTCCGTCGCCATAAAGTGCAAGCACTGCGGAAGCGACATCAGCAGTAAACCGGAAGTTTCTGACGCATAGACACCATAACCCGTTCCGGCGGGTTTTCATTTTCAAGCCTCGCAACTAATGCGGGGCTTTTTTATTGCCCTGGAGCAAACATGGCGATTGACCTTGCAACCCTAGGATTTGGCGTCGAAACGGCAGACTTGGAGCGTGCAGCCAAGATTCTTGATTCGGTGACTGAATCTGCCGGGCGTGCCGGTAAAGCCGCCAAGGGAATGGCGTCAGATGCCACCAGCGGCATGGATGGATTCACCTCCAGCTCACAGAAAGCCAGTCATGCCGCCCAGCAATACCTGCAAAGCCTGCAAAAGCAGTACGACATGCTGGGCAAGAACAGGATGGAAACGGCAGCATTGCAAGCTGCTTACATGGGATTCAATTCTGAAGTGCAGAAGCAGGCCGCCGCTATCGGCGCTCAGATCGACGCTTGGCACCGAAATGAGGAAGCGGCAAAGGCAGCAGCTAAGGCACAGGATGCAGCATTCCGTGGATCCAAACCGGGCGCTGATGAGGCCGCTGGCTTCATGGCAAAGCTTGGGTTAAATACCGCTTAGGCGCAAGCCGGGAAATGATCGTTCTCGCGCATGAGGCTCTGACCGGTAACTTCTCACGGATTCCGTGGTCATTAATGGTTCTGACAGAGCGCATGGGAAGTCTGCACTCCATCATTGGCGCCCTGCTATCTCCCATTGGATTGGTTTCTGCGGCTGGCGTTGCTGCCTTTGCCGGGATCACTTACGAGATTATTAAGACCGAAGAGGAGATCAAGAAGCTAAATATCGCCATGTCAGCCACGGGCAACTTTGCAGGCATGAGCGAAAAGCAGTTTACCGCCGTGTCAGAGTCGATTTCTGGGATGGGCCTTGCATCGACATCAGCTGCCAAGGAAATCGAAACCGGGCTGGTGATGTCTGGCAAGTACAGCGCCGACATCATCGGAAAGATGACGCTGGCCATTTCGCAGTACGCGTCCGTAACCGGCGAGGAAACGGACAAAGCATCCAGTCAGCTGACCCGGATGTTTGAAGACCCGGTGAAGGCCGCTAATGTTCTGGACGATCAGTTCCATATCATGACCTACACCGACAGGCTGTACGTCGAGCAACTGGTCAAAGTCGGCGATCAGCAGGATGCCGTCCGGTTCACGTTGGATAAGCTGTCCGCGCAATTGCAGGGGCCTGCATCAGAGGCCGTTTCGCACATAACACAACTGTGGCGCGAGTTTGGTTCTGCAATTGACGCCGTAGAGAACAAGCGCTTACGTGATGCTGCCATCGATAAGATTCAGGAATCGATGGGACCATCCTCAACCTTGACGTACAGCGATGCGCGCGCGCGTGCAGAGGCAATCTACGAAGCAGATCAACGTCAATCCGCTTCAGCTGCGCAGCGGGAAGGCGAGCGGCAACAGGCCGAACAACAAGCAAAGAACAACGCGCTATTCCTTCACGGCGAGTCTGAGAAGTACAGAACTGCCGAAAAACTGCGCGATGACTACGCCAAGAACATCAGGGCGCGTGAAACGGCAGATACTGCCGCTGTCATGAACATGACACTGGCCCAGCTTAAGGCGTATGACGACAAGCTGATTGCCAACTATGACGCAAAGCACAAGGACAAAAAGGGTCCGAGACAAAAGGTTGACATCGGGCAACGTACTGCCGACAACTACATGGCCGGACTGGTTTCAGAGGCGGCCAGCGCCCAGCAGGAAATCAACAACATCATCGCCGGGATTGATTTCACCAAGCTGACAAAGGGCGAGAAGCAGATCAATGATCTGCGAGCACAACTTGCCATTAGTGATCCAAAGATGCGCAACGGACAGCGCAGCAATTCCTCCATTCAGGAGGAAATCGCCTACCGGAAAAAGAGGTCGTCCCGCTACAGAAAAAACTGATGCTGTTGACGCAGCAGAAGGAAGTGAACGCCGTTCTTACCTCCGGCTACAACAAACTCAACGCCGAGACGGTAAAGTACATCGACGGCCTGCAGAGCGAAGTAGACCTGATTGGCGCCACATCCCTACAGCGCAAGGAAGCCGCTGTCATGCTGGATATGGAGGCGAAAGAACGCCAACTGCTGAATGAGGCGGCAAAAAAATCTGGCCTTTCCGACGAGCAATTTATCGCACGAAACCCCAAAACCGTAGCGGAAATCAGAGCTGTTACCGTTGCCCTGCAAGAGCAGCGTCTGAAAGCCCTTGCCTCGCATGAAGCAACCATGAATGAGTTTTCCACGGGTTGGGACAATGCGATGGCAGCGTATAAGGACAAGGCTTCCAACAATGCCACGGCGGCCGCAAACATCTTCAACGCGATGACAACCAGCATGGAATCGACCCTACTCAACTTCTTCAATACCGGGAAGATGGGTTGGCAGGATTTTGCCAAGGCAGTACTGGTCGAGATCGAGAAGATACTGATTGCCAAGCAGGCGGCTGGCCTGGTTGGAAGCATCAGCCTTGGCTGGGTTATGCAGTGGGCGTCCAATCTGATCGGCGGCCAGACGCAAACGGCGGCACCCATCGAATCTGGCGTTGCCAGCTGGACGGCAACGCAGGCCAATGGCGGCGCGTGGTCACATGGCGTGCAGCTTTACGCAAACGGCGGGGTATTTGACCGCCCTACCGCCTTTGCTCACGCCGTTAACGGCCTTGGCGTGCTTGGCGAGGCCGGTCCCGAGGCCGTTATGCCGCTGACTCGTGGAGCCGATGGGAAGTTGGGTGTGAAGGCCAGCGGGCAAGGAGGTGGTGGCGATGTCGTGATCCAGCAGACCTTCTATATCCAGCAGGACGGCACGGTGAAACAGACGGGCGATGCCGGGCAGTATCAGCAGGTTACCCAGCAAATGGCCGATGCAATGACCGGTATTGCTAGGCAGTCCATCGTCAAGGCCATGCTGCCTGGTGGTGAAATTGCCACCGTTTACGGGAATAAACTCTGATGGCTTCGACATTCACTTGGACGCCTGACTACAGCGCAAAACTGAGTCGAGCGCCGCGGGTACTCAAAGCACAGTTTGGCGATGGGTACGATCAGCGGGTTCCAGATGGCATCAACAATAATCCGCAATCGTGGGCGCTGACATTCAATAACCGCACCAACGCTGACGCCGACGCCATCGACGCCTTTCTGTCCGCACAGAACGGCGTGACATGGTTCTGGTGGACGCCACCTCGCGTAAACGCCGCCATCAAGGTCGTATGCGAAAAGTGGGATAAGTCTGAGGCGACGTTCAACGGCACCACCGTCACGGCCACCTTCGACCAAAAATTTGACCCAGGCTAATCATGGCAAATCCAATCCAATCCGATCTGCAATCGCTGCAACCGTCGGCGCTGGTCGAGCTGTTCGTGCTGGACGCGACGATGCTGGGCGGTTCGCTGACCTACTTCCACGCCGGTACCAACGGGCTGACCCAACCTGTCGTGTGGCAGGGAAACACCTACCAGCCGTTCCCGATTCAGGCCGAAGGCTTCGAGTTGAACGGCAAGGGGGCGCTGCCACAGCCGACGCTGACCGTTTCCAACGTCGGCGGCCTGATCTCGGCGCTGGTGATGCAATACGACGATCTGGTCGGGGCGAAGCTGACGCGCAAGCGCACGTTTGCCCGGTATCTGGATGGCGCGACCGATGCTAACCCTTCGGCTGGTTTCGATGACGACGTGTGGTGGGTACATCAGAAGGTATCCGAAACCAAACAGGCAGTGCAATTCAAGCTCGCCAGCGTGTTGGACGTGGCCGGGGTAAATCTGCCCGGACGGCAGGTCATCGCCAACAACTGCCAGTGGCAATACCGCAGCTGGAACGGTACGGCGTTCGACTACACCAACGCCACCTGCCCTTACACCGGCGGTGCGATGTTCGACACCAACGACGCATCGGTAGGCAACGGCTCACAGGACCGGTGCAGCAAGCGACTATCCGGCTGCGCAGCAAGGTTTGGTACGGCGGCGGTGCTGCCGTTCGGCGGATTCCCGGCTGCACAACGGTTCTGATTATTCATCGAGACAACAAGGCTCGCTTCGGCGGGCCTTTTTTATGGACGCTCGCCATGCTTGATCCCTATTTGATTGCCGAAATGCTGAAACACGCTGAGGCAGCCTATCCGAACGAGGCGTGCGGGCTGATCGTGGCGGCTGGCAAGAAACCGCTTCTTGTCGTCTGCCAGAATGTGGACGAGCAGCCGGGCCAGCAGTTCACCATCTCGGCTGACGATTACGAGGCCGCCGAGGAGTGCGGCCCGGTGATCGCCGTCTGGCATAGCCACGTCAACGAATCGCCCGAGCCGAGTATGGCCGACCGCCAACTGATCGAGGCCACTGGCCTGCCGTGGCACATCGTCTCGTGGCCGGGAAAGGGCTATGCCTATGCCGAGCCGTGCGGATTCGTAGCGCCATACGAGGGCCGACCGTTCGTGCACGGCATCCACGACTGCTATTCGCTGATCCGCGATTACTACCAGCGCGAGTACGGCCTGTACCTGAACGACTATCCCCGCGCGGTCGAGTGGTGGAACAAGGGCGACGACCTGTACCTGCAAAACTTCGAGCGAGAAGGCTTCAAGCGCCTGATCGACGCGGAGTTCCAGCCGGGTGATGTGCTGCTGATGCGTATCGGTGACACACAGACCACCAACCACGGCGCGATCTACCTCGGGAATGGCGAGATGCTGCACCACGTCACGAACCGGCTGTCCTGCCGCGACGTGCTGAACGGCTACTACCAGCGCGGCATCACCCACCACTTACGGCACGAGACGAAGCTATGACGATGACCACCGTGAAACTCGGCGGACGTCTCGGGCAGGAGTTCGGGCATGTTTGGCATTTGGACATTGACCGCCCATCCGAAGCCGTCCGCGCCATCGAGGCTAATCGACCCGGATTTGCCAAACGCATCGCCGATCTGGCCGACATGGGGCTGGTTTTCCGGGTTCGGCTGAACAAACGGCCGGTGGATGAAGAAGAGATAGAGGTGCGGCATGGCGGCCAGACGCTGACCATCATGCCGATCGTGCGCGGAGCCTGCGCTGTTGGGCGGATTGTGATCGGTGCGGCGCTTATTGCGGCATCGTTTATTCCGGCGTTGTTGGCACGCCATGGGGAACGGCGATGATGAATGTCGGTGCATCGCTTGTCATCGGCGGCGTCGTGCAGCTGCTGTCCCCACAGCCAAAGGTTGCTTCATCAAGCAATTCTAGCGGAACAAGCTCCTACGCCTTCGGAAATACCGAGAACGTTGCCGGGCAAGGCTACGCCATCCCTGTTGGCTATGGCCGGATGCTGGTCGGTTCCATTGCGGTAGCCGCTGGCATGTATGCGGAAAACATGGGCGCTTATGCTGACTCGAACCCGAGCATCAGCGTGAATAGCAATATAAAGGGGTTGTTGCGTGGATAACCTTATCCGAGGGGCAAAGGGTGGTGGTGGCAAGGGTGGCGGTGGCAGTTCACACACCCACTACGAAGCGCCGGACAGCCTTCAGTCCATTGAATACGCCCGCGTGCTGGATGTTATTGGCGAGGGGCCGATCAAGGGTCTGGTCAATGGCCTGCAATCGGTCTATTTGAATGACACTCCGGTGCAGAATGCTGATGGGACGTTCAACTTCCAGAATTGCGCGTTCTCCATGCGTACCGGCTTGCCGTCGCAAGACCCGATACCAGGCTTCCCGGCCATTGAGTCGGAAACATCGGTCAGCACGCAGGTAAAACAAGCCACTCCCGTTGTGCGGCGCATTGCCGACCCGAACGTCAATGCCGCGCGCGTGACCATCGGCATCCCTTCTCTGCTGGTGCAAAACACCAAAAATGGGGACGTTAATGGTACGTCTGTTGCCATCTCGATTGACGTCAACACCAATGGCGCTGGCTGGGTTCCGACTGTTATTGGAACGGAAACGATAAACATCGGATCCGGAAAGCAGATAAGCTCAACGCGTCAGCTTTTATCCGCCAACCTGACGGCCAATTGGACGGCATACAATTACAACGATCAGGTCTTAAATACCGCCAGTTATGTCATCGAGTCTAGCGACGATGCTGGTTCTACATGGTCTACGGTAAAAACAGGAACATTTTCTGGTTATTCAGAAACAAATAGCTATGGTAATTCCCCGGCGACTGATAGCACATCAGCCTCGATCACCCTTTCAGGCGGAAATAGCTACGCATTTAGGATTCGGCTAATATCCGGCGTTGGTTCTGCCATCCTATCCGGGTCGGCGGTGGCTAGGTCGGCCACCGACACGATCACCGGAAAAACCCGCAGCCGATACCAGCGCAGCTACCGAATCCCACTATCTGGCGCCGGTCCGTGGGATATTCGTGTCACCCGCATCACCGCCGATTCGACCGATTCGTCTGTCTCGAACGATACGTGGTGGGATAGCTTCACCGCTATTACCGACTACCAGCTGTCCTACCCAAACACAGCCTATGTCGGTATCAACGTCGATGCCAAGCAGTTCTCCAGCATCCCGACGCGTAAGTATTTGGTCGATCTGATGGTGGTGCAGGTGCCGAGCAGCTACGACCCGGTGGCGCGGACCTATACCGGCACATGGGATGGCACATTCAAGACCGCGTGGACGGACAATCCGGCGTGGTGCTTTTATGACATGGTGACCAACAGCCGCTATGGCCTTGGCCGCTATATCCCGGCTTCGCTGACCGACAAGTGGGCGCTATATACCATTGGCCAGTATTGCGATGAGCTGGTGCCAGACGGATTCGGCGGCATGGAGCCGCGCTTCCGTCTTAACGTCTGGATCAACTCGGCCTCGGCAGCCTATGACGTGCTGCAAAGCATGGTGTCAGCGTTCCGTGGCATGTTGTATGCCTCGGGTGGCTCGCTATCACCGGTGGCAGATATGCCAGCCACGCCAAAGATGCTGTATACGGCGGCCAACGTCATCGATGGTCTGTTCACCTATCAGGGCAGCCCGCGCAGCCAGCGCCACAGCATCGTCAACGTGACGTGGCAGAACCCGGATAACAGCTACAAGGACGAAATCGAATCGGTTGATGATGCCGAGGCTATCGCCCGCTATGGCGTTCGCAAGCTGGACATCAAGGCATTCGGATGCACCAGTCGCGGGCAGGCGCATCGCATGGGGCTGTGGGCGCTGTACTCGGAAAAGTACGACAACCTGATCACCTTCAAGACTGGCCTCGACAAGACCGCTACCTTGAAGCCGGGCGACATCATCGAGATTGCCGACCCGAACCGGGCTGGCGCTCGCATGGGCGGCCGGGTAGCAGCCGCGACGACCACGCATGTTGATCTGGATGCGCCGGTCACGCTGACGGCTGGCGTGAGCTACACGCTCAAGGTGCTGACATCGGATGGCAGCTGGAACGAAGTCGGAATCCTGCCAGCATCGGGTAGTGTGACCGGTGTTGATCTGGTGGCGCCGCTTCCCTCTGCGCCACTGGTCGGAACAATCTGGCTGATCTCCAGCAATGCGCTGGCGGTACAGCAGGCCCGCATCATCTCGATCAAGGAGGCCAGCAAAAACACCTTCGAGCTGACGGCCATCGAGTACAACGCCGCGAAGTATGCCGCTATCGAGCAAGGACTGACGCTGGCCACGCCAGTCACCAGCAACCTTGACGCCTCGCCGCCAGCTGCGCCCGGTGGAGTAACGGCAGTTGAGTCGCTGTACGAGGCGCTTTCCACGGTAAAAAGCCGGGTGTCTCTTTCGTGGAACGCCACGCCTCGCGCCAGCCAGTATTACGTCGAGTACCGGCGTGACAGCAACAACTGGTCAGGGCAATGGACGAACACCACGCTTCTTGATGTGGATGACACACAGCCTGGCATCTATCAGTTCCGCGTCTATGCCGCCAACACGCTTGGCAACAAGGGTCCGTACACGCTGCTGACGATGGAGGTGTTCGGTCTGGCGGCTGCGCCGTCTGATATCGCCGGTCTGGATATTTCCGCGCTAAATGGATTTGCCTTGCTCTCATGGCCACAGTCGCCTGATCTGGATGTGCGCGTCGGCGGGTCGATCCGCGTCAAGCACAGCCCACTGACGACCGGTGCGACGTGGCCGAACTCGACTGACATCGGACCGGCCATTCCGGGTAGCGCGACACAGGTACAGCTGCCACTGCTGCAAGGAACATATCTGCTCAAGGCTGTCGATAGCTCCGGTGTCGAGTCGATCAATGCCGTGATGGTGACCACTACGGCCCCAGCTGTGATGGCGATGAACATAGTGCAAACGCTGGACCAGTCGCAGTGGCTGGGCGCCATGTCGTATGTCGCCACTGTCGATGGGGCGATCAAGCTGGACTCGGCAGATGCCATCGACGTGTGGCCGGATGTTGATTCTGTTCCTGATTGGGACAGCGGACTTGGCGTTGCACCATCGGGAATCTACTCATTCGACCAGATCGTTGACGTGGGGGCAGTGCAAACCTGCCGGATTTCCAGCCTGTTACACACGATGTCCTATGCGACCAACGACCTGATGGACGCATGGACGGATGTTGACTCACGTAACAGTTGGGACGGCCTTGATGCTGGTAGTACAGCAGCAGAAATACAGATCAGCACAACGAATGTCGATCCGGCTATGAATAAGTGGTCTGGCTGGTCTCCGTTGCGCATCGCTGATTATTCGGGCCGTGCGTTCCGCTTCCAGCTTGTCATGCAGTCATTCGATCCGGGGCACGCCATTGTGACGGATCAGCTGTCCGTGACGGTGGATATGCCTGACCGAATCGTCAACCTCAATGATGTGGCCATTCCATCGGGCGGCCTTCAAATCAACTTCTCTCCGCCATTCATGGCTCCGCCAACGCTCGGCATTTCCGGGCAGGGCTTACAGCCCGGCGAAAACATCAAAATCACCGCCCGCACCAATGCGGGCTTTTTTGTGACCGTACAAAACGCCAGTGGAGTTGGTGTAGCCCGCTCCATTGACGTTATTGCGAAGGGTTACGGGGGATACTAAATGTCTCAAAGTAGCATGAACATTGCCGCTGGCAGCGGAGCAGCTGTCCGATCTGCCATCAACGCCGCGATTCAGGCGCTGGCTTCCAACAATGCTGGCACATCTGCGCCAAATCCGACGTACCCAAATATGTGGTGGCCAGATCAAACAGCAGGACGGTTGCGCCGCCGTAGCTCTGACAACCTATCGTGGATCGACTTCGGGGCACTGGACATTAGCCTTGGGAATCAACTGCAATCGCAGTCCGGCACGGCCTTCACCGCTGGAGGCACTGCCCCGTCCTACACGCTGACGCCATCACCAGCCATTACCTCCTATGCGGCCAACCAGCGTTTCAACGTCACGTTCCCCTCGGCTGGAACTACGGGAAGCAACACTATCAACATCAATGGATTGGGAAACGTATCGCTGAAGCAGTACGCCTCGGACGGCACGCTAATTCCGGTGTCGTAGCGGCTGGAATGAACTCTGATGTGCAGATCGTTGGCGCTGGCAGTTATGCTTTATTGCTGGACCCTTTGCCAAGTGCTGCCATCGGCGTGCGCGGCGTTCGTAGCAACCTGGTTGTTGGCTATACCGGAACATCTGGCGTTGTAAGCGTCACCGCCACTGAGCTTTCGCTTGAATCTGCGTTCGGCTCCTACATCACGCTAAAGAACCTGAATCTATCGGCAACTTCTGGCAATGCCTCCGGCGCAGCCAACAGCCTCGACACTGGCAGCTGGGCATACTCGACCTGGTACTACCTTTTTGTCATCTACAATCCGACAACCAGTACCAGTGCGCTACTGTGGTCACTGTCCGCAACTTCTCCGACACTGCCTAGCGGCTATACCTATTTTTCCATGGTTAGCGTAAACAAGACGCAGAGTGCAACGAACTACTGGTTCTTGGGCGGGACGCAGACTGATCGAGTTTTCCAGCCAAAGGTTAACGGTTCAAGCAACGTACTGGGGTTACCCCTCATCGCAAGCGGGGCCGCAGGCAGCATAAGTACACCGACATGGGTTGCGATTGGACTTGGCAGCGCTGTTCCGCCGAATACGTGTAGGGTTGCTCTTCTTCCGCTAGTATCAACTTCACCAGCTACGATAATTGCTGCGCCTAATAACAGCTACGGCGTGGCCAATTCAACATCCAATCCGCCGCCACTGTTCTTCCAAAATGTCACATCGGGTGGTGTGTCATCATACCCGGTATGGATGACACTAGAGTCCACTTCTGTCTATTGGGCTTCGTCGGCAGCTGGTTGCTATCTTTTTCTTTCTGCATGGGAGTTGAATCTGTAATGGGATACGCAATCAATGGAATCAGCATGCGTGCGGTTGATATCACGGACGAGCTTCTTCCGGGGAAACCTACGTCGAAGATCTGCCGACTCCGTGGCCGACTGCTGAGGCATCTGAAGCTGAAGCATGGTCGTCTCACCAATCTTCTTCCCGTTCAGCCCTTGCAGCCAGCGATACCACGCTGATGCGCTGCTATGAGTCAGGTATTGCGTTGCCAGCCGAGTGGGTGGAATACCGCAAAGCTCTTCGCGCCATCATCTCCGCGCCATCTGGCGACCCATCGCAGCCGTTGCCGACACGTCCAGCCTATCCGGAGGGCACATGATGATCTGGCCCTTGCTCGCCCCGCTTGATCTGCTGGTCAACCTTCTGGCGTTCCCGCTGGCTCCGCTGGTAGCCCTGCTCACCTCAGCATCAGGCGTGTCACCCTGCTGGGCATGGCCATGGCTGACGCCGGACAACCCCATCGACGGCGACGCAGGCCATATCAGCCGGTGGGCGTCGCTCGTCGGGAAGTGGCCGGAAGTCGGCATTTACTGCCGCCGGGTGGCGTGGCTCTGGCGTAACCGGGGCTACGGTTTCAGCGTGAGAGTGACGGGTCGGACATGTTCCGGCCCTTCTTCTTTTGTGGGTGACCGCGCCGTATCGGACAACCCGTTCCACGCTGGAGCCTGTCGGGTGCGGAATGGTGGCTTGTGGGAGCTGTACGTGGTGCGGCCTATCTTCGGGCGCTTCTACATCCGCCTGCGCCTCGGCTGGAAAATCCCGCTGACTCGTGACGCCTGCACCGATACCGTCGCACTTTGCACGCACATCTCCATCCAATACAAACAGTGACACCGGCCCGGCCGGTTTTTTTTTACGCCTCACGTTTTTACGTGGGGCTTTTTTACGTCCAAAGGGGGGCGATATGAACTGGGAGGCTTTGTCGGCGCTGTCGGCAATCTTTGTTCCGATCGGTGGCGCGATGTGCGTCGTGCTGTGGTGGATCATGCAAAAGATTCGGTCAGACGTTGACATGCTGGAGCAGGCATTGGCGGCCCACCGGCTGCATGTGGCTGAAAACTACGTGACCAATGGCGCGCTGGCTAAGGCGATTGACGGGGTGAATGACTCGCTCAAGGAGATCTTCCTAAAGCTGGACAAGATCATGGACAGCAAGGCCGATAAGGAGTGCAGACGATGAATCAAGCCCTACTCATTGCAGAACTTCGCCGTGACGAGGGCGTGCGCTACCGGCCCTATCTCGACACGGCTACGCCTCCGCGCCGGACTGTTGGCGTTGGCCACAACATGGACGCCAAGCCGCTGCCATCCGGCTGGGTATTCCCGCTGTCGGACGCTCAGGTCAACCAGCTGTTGGCCAGCGACCTGCAAGCAGTCTATTCCGGCCTCGATGCCAAGTTGCCATGGTGGCGAACGCTGGATGAGGTGCGCCAGCGCGTCGTGGCAAATATGGCCTTCAACCTTGGCGTTGGCGGCCTGCTCGGCTTTCCCAACACACTGGCGGTTATGCGTTTAAGCAACTATGCCTCTGCCGCGGCGCACATGAAGGCGAGCGCCTGGTACAAGCAGGTCGGACAGCGCGCGGTACGACTGTGTCAGGCCATGGAAACAGGCGTAATGCCGTCTTGATGGGAGTGAATATGAAAAAGCTGCTTGAGGCAATCACCGGTGACGACAACGTCACCATTGAACCCGCCTACCTGTGGTGGGCACTGGCTATCTTGGTCGGCATCGGCCTTGAGATTTACTCGGTAGTCACCGGCAAGCCATTTGACCTGCAATCGTATGGGGTCGGTGTTGGCGCCCTGCTGGTGGGCGGCGGGTTCGGCAAGAAAGTAGGTGGGTGATGATCTGGATTGCGAAAAACTGGAAGTGGCTGGCGGCACTGGTGGCCGTGGCCGGATTGATCGCGCTGGGCGTGGAGATGCGAGGCATTGCTGACCGCCCTGCTCTGGCGTCTGCCAAGGCGGATGCGTCAGCGGCACGTGGCGTGACCGAGGCGGTACAGGCTGCGCGTGTGATCGAGCACAAGGTGGCTGCAAGCGATGCGGAGGCATCCGCTCAATATCAGAAAGGACTGGAAGATGGGAAAACTGAACTGCAAGGTGCTGTTGATCGGCTTAATGCTGCTCTCCGGCTGCGTGACGCCAAGCTCACTGCAGCCCGCGCCGGGAATCTGTCCGCAGCTGCCACCGGCTCCAGCAGACGTGATGCGTCCGCGCCAACCGACTTTCTTGCAGCGCATGGAAGCGATGCTCTCCGGCTCGCTGCCGAAGCCGACGACGTCACCAAGCAACTGACGGCGTGTCAGGCGATTGTGGCGAGTGATCGGGCTGTTCCGTAA